TCGGAAATGTCGCGTTGCAACTGGTTCTGGTAACCCTGGGTGTCATAGATGCCACGATCAATGAACTCCTGCGGGATGCCGGGATCGCCGACGATCTCCTTGCCCGCGTCCGGTCCCGCCGTCGGGTGGTACACCTGCGTCGGTTTGAACGGCTGACCGCCGCCCTTCGGTCCACACATTGTCGCGTCTCCATCCCAGGACGACGAAGTCCTCGCCGTCACGCCCGTAGCCTCGCAGCACGCCCTCGATCTCGCCGCCGAACAGTCCCCTGATCCAGCGTATGTTCTGGGTGTTCGCGGCCATCGCGTAAGCCTCGGCGCGATGCACCTCGGTGCGCAGGATGGCGGGCCGCATTTCTTCCAGCACGTAACGGCTCAGCGGTCGGATCACCCGGTTCCAGCGTTTGGTGCCGAAACCGCAGATCATGACCACGCCGGGGCGGATCAGCGTGGCGCCGATCAGCGCCACCGGCTCGCCATCGACCCAGAAGGATTGCCATAAATCGTTGCACGCCAGTGCCATGACCTCGTCGGCCAGCCGCTCCAGGTCGTCGTCCCAGCGCAACGCCAGGATCTCGCGACGGTCATGCTCGCGCAGGTTGGCGAGGATATGTGCCACCACCGCCCGCGTGACGGGCTCGCGCGTGACCACGGGGCCGGTCATTTCACGCTCGCTTCAGCCGTGTTCAGGTGGATCGAGGCCAGCAACGCGGGACCCGGTGCCTGGTGCTCCATGTGAACACCCACATGCGTGCCGTAACCGGCGAAGGGAATGCTCTGAAGCCCGAAGGTATTATCCTGGATGTTCGCCACCAGTTCGAAGGCTTCGGTGTTGTTGGGCAGCATGCCCATGGCGACGCTCCAGGCGCCCTGGCACATCACGTCCACGCTCTGGATGCGCTTGCGCGTGGTCGGTCCCTCGATGTCCATGTGCGGCGTGCGCACGGTGACCTTGCAACTGTCGTAGGTCGCGCCATCGACGCCACCGTAGAGGTAAACCTTGTTGTCGCTGCTTCGGGCGTAGACCCGGTTATGCACGACCGCCCACTGGCTCACCCAGAAGTCCAGGACGAAGTGGCTCCAGGCGGTGATGTTGCCCGCCGGGAAATAACTCAGCACGAAGACCTCGTCGCCGCAGGCCAGCCAGTAGCGCCCGGTGATCGGCTGCACCACGGCCTGGGCGTCGAGCGCCTTGTCCAGCGCGGTGCGGATCAGCTGGATGAGCAATGGATCAACCGCCGATCCCACGTCGGACACCGCCGCCGTGGTGGTGACGGTCTGGGACTTGAGGCTGCGCACGCCTGAGTCCGACAGGAACAGGACATCTCCGGTGCCGAACTGCACCACGCTGTGCGGCGCCAGCGTGCCGATCCTGAGTGTTTGTTCCAGCACGTCCTGGGTCGGGTCCGGGTCCAGGCGCCAAAGCTGCGTCAACAGGCGGGCGAGCACCGCCATCTTGTCATAGAACACCTCCATGCCCTGTAGCCCCTCACCATCGGCGTCATGCGCCGCGAGGTTGATGAACCCGGCACCGGGATGGACCGTACTGGCCGGATCGTTGACCGAGGGATCGTTCACCCCGGAAAACTCCAGATAGGTGGTGGTAAGCCGGTACATCTTGGTTTTGTGGGTCCGGGCGTAGGCCCCCGCGCTCGCGATGGGGGCGCCACCCACGGCGTCGCGCACGATGACGTTGTTCCACCAGTTGATCGGGTCGCCATCGGCTCTGAAACCGCACACGTAGAACCCGGTGGACCCGGTGTCGAACGCGTCCACGTCGGTGAGATCGACGGGTCCCGGACCGCCGGGGTCCTCCAGCGAGTGCGGGATGATCGGAACGGGGCTGGTCCCGGAGTCGATGGCGCCGAGACCGACGCCGAACGCATGCAGGTTATCGCCCTGACCGAACAGATAATCCGCCTGCGAAGGCAGCGTGGCGACCTGAACGAACGCCATGCGTTTCTCGATCTCGCCGCCCTGAGTGATCACACAGTTGTCCAGGATACGCAACGAACCGCCGGGCGCCGTCAGCGGTGACTTGCGTACATCCAAACCCTCCTTAAAGTCCTGAATACTGAATACTTTACTCACATCATCAGCCCGACTGATACCCTGGCGGAATGTAATCCAGGCCCACCACGCCGGTATCGAACTCGCCCATCGGCGCCCTGGCATCCCCGCCGCCGCCGCCCATCACGAAAGGCTCGCGCTTATGACTGAACTGGCGCACACGGTGCCGGCGCATGATCTCGTTCGCCTTGGTCATCTTCAGTTGGGCGTCCTTGGCCTCGTCCCGGGCCAGGATCTCAGCGGCGCAGAAGATCACGATCAGGTGGTCCGGCAGGGTCGCCTGATCGCTGTCGTTGATCATGGGTTGCACGGTTTTGGTCCCGCGCATCCTGAGCAGGCCCTCGTGCATGGTGGTGGTGGCGTCGGGGATCGGCCAGACCTCGAACATCCCCGAGTCAGCGTTGTGCATCCAGCGGCGTGGGGGCCAGGACTGGTCGCCGGCCTCGCTGTCGTAGAGCCGCATCTCGCGGGGACCGATGCCGTAGGTGACGTTGGAAATCCACATGTTGGAGTTTGATATGAGCCAGAGCTTCGAGATATCCTCGAAGCCCAGATCGACGGGGTATTGATAGTATCGCTGGCCCTGAACCATTTCGGTGTCACGGTCGATGATCAGTTGCGGCCAGTCGTAGTCCCGGTACAGATCAAGTTGGGTGCGGTTGAGATAGTATAACAACGTGTCCCGGTCATTGATGCCGTGCGCGACGTTGGTGCTGTGCCCGAGTTCGGCGCGCAAATCGGTCAACATGTCGCGCAGTTGTTTACCCATTGCTGGAAGCGCCTACCCGCGCCGCCCGCGCGGTGCGCGCCGCGAGGTTACCCTCGCTCTCGCGTCGCATGGCGCCGCCCGCCACGTCCGGCAGGTGGTCCGCCGTCCTTGGCGCGCTGGTGCCCTCGCCCCGGATATTGTCCCGGGCGCGGAACGAGGCGGCGTCCGGCATCTCGGGTTTGACCGCCGCCGTAACCACGTCAACCAACCCCAGAGGATCGTCACCCAGTTCATCGGCGTCGTGTCCCGCGATCTGATCAAGCGATACGTCGGGCGGCGGCGGCTCGTCCTTGTATGTATTCACCACGCGCGGCATCGAGGCCGGCATGGTGAACATATCCAGGGGTTTCAGGAGTGGATCGGGGCTATCGGGCCGGGTCGGTCCCGGGACATGGATCGGCTCGACACACATGGGTAGCGTGCCGTCCCCCACGGGCAGTCTGGGCCGCGCCCCCGGGAACACCTCGGTGACCGCCTTGTCCCCATAAATGAGCCTTAGTCTTTCCAGGACCTCGGCCTGGGTGGCATCCCACTCACCCACGACATGGATATCAAGGATCGCTTCCTCGCCATGCAGATGCTGGAGGACAATCAGTTCCGGGAAGACGATGGGTCTTCCCCGGTGGCGGACCACCACCTGTTCGGGATCGGCTGCGAGCGCGATGGAGCATCGCAAAAGCTGAAAGTTCATGTCAGTCTGTCCTCGGGGAGCCGTCCGGGTTGCGCGTGATCGCGATGTTCGCCCACATGGCGCAGTCCCTGAGTTGACGCAGCATGTAGGTCTTATCCGGGCCATCCGGTATGATGTTGTCGAGTTCAACAGTAAGTTCCGCGAAAGCGGAGCGCGCCTGAGCCATGGTTCGCATCTGATCGTCAGTCGGCTTCAGGTATTCAAAGGTCGAAGCGTGCAGCATTGGGGCATCCTCCTGTCCCACGAGAAACACCGCCGGGACGGACATGTCCCGGCGGTTGCGAAAGTCACGCGATATCGTAAACCCCCGAACCATTGAGTTGCTGCGCGCACATCTGGCCGGTATGGGTGAGGCTTTTATACATGACGAACGTGTTGTAAGGCCGCGCGGGGGTGAAACGATGATCCCACTCGCCGTCCATTTTCATCAGGTAGATGTGCCTCGGGTCCCACCAGTAGAGCCGTTTGGTGAAGCCGAGATCATCGAGCGTCGGGTCGTACTCGATCATGGTCCCGCCGGGTAATTTAAGCTGCCCCATGGAACCGTCCTGCGTGCCGGTGAAACCCGTCATGCTGTAGTTGCCGTTGGCGCGGAACTCGATTTCCATCGCCGAGATGAACGCGCTGCCGGCGAGTGCCTTGCTCGGTCTGCCGCCGTAACGGATAAGCTGGCGGTACTCCTGTTGCAGAAACTCGATCAAAGCGCCGCCGTTGGTCGGGCTTGACGTGATCGGCCCCCTGCCCCCGGCGGTGCCGAAAGCGGTGGTCGCCGCGCGGTTGCGCCACCATGTGTTGGTCCTCGCCAGACCCCCCGTGGTGCCAACCGCCGGGCTGTCCAGGATGATGCTCTGCATGCCGGCCAGCGCCTTGGGGTCGGCGGTCCCGTCGCCCCACAGCAAGGTGTTCATGTTACGCGCATACTGTTCGCCAAAGTCCTCCAGCTTGTCCTGAAGCAGGTTCACCAGCACGGTCACTTCGCGGTCGGAATGATTGCTCATGTCCGAACCGTTGCCGGCGTCGTCGGTGATGCTGATCCCGTCGATCTTGAGTTCAGTGTGCGTCAGCGTGAGACCGATGTGGTGCTCGCGCCACGGATAGTTCGCCCGCTTGATATTGGCCGGCGTGTAGAAGTTCACCGTGTCGTTATGCGTGTAACCCACGACGTGATCGTTGGTGCCGCCCGCGCCGTAGTCGCCCTTGACGGCGAGCGAGATATTCCCCTTGCCGCCGGGGAAACTCTTGGAACTGGACTCAGCCCACTTGAGCAGGGGCTTGGCCTGGATCGACTGTTTGAAGGTGTCTCCCTTGTTGTAGTAAAAATCCAGAGCGGCGTTGGCTATGTTGGCGAGTTCTCCGGCTGTGAAAGCCATCTTGTGAGGTTCCTGACCATCACGACGCGCGCCTCATGTTCGACATCGCCAGCAGGACAGCGTCCTTCATGGAGGTCGGCTCGGGCATCGCGCCGTGCGATGTGCCGTTGATGCCGGACGGAGCGGGCCGTGTCGGTCGCGGGGCTGGTCGCAGCCGCGCGAACTCGCCGGTCGCTTCGCGGTACGCTTCCGTCACCAGCGCCACCGCCTGATCGGGCGTGGTCGGCGCGCCCTTCTCTTGCAGCAGTGCCTGACTGAAACGCCGGACAGCATTGGCTTTCAGGGAGTAGTCGGGGTCCCTCGTTCGGATGTCGTTTTCCCAGTTGGTCACGGCCATGCGCACGGCTTCGAGCGCGCGGCCCTGGTCTTCCTGGGCGCGGGAGGTGGTTTCCTCGCGCAGCCGTTCCTCGGACTGGTTGGCCCGGAAACGGATGCGCGTGACCTCGCGCGCGGTTTCCTCGGTGATGAGCCCTTCGTCCACCTGGCGCTGCATGTCCGGCGCGAGACGCAGACCGATGGCTTCCTGAGCGGCCTGCACGTAGGGCGTGACGCCGTTGAGAAAAGCCTGGTAGTCGCCTCGCCGCAGCGCGGCGCCCACCCCCAGCAGCATATTCACGTCGTCGGGGGCAAGCTGGTGTTGCTTGAGATAACCCTGAAGCTGGCGGTGCTGCTCGATCTCGGGCTGCAACGTGTTCAGAGCGACGCGGGCTTCATCGCGTTGGGCCAGCAACTGTTCGAACCGCCGTCGTGTCTCCGGGCGTAGCTTGCGGAGTTCATCGGCGGTCGGGTCAGCGGCTGGTGGTGGTGGCGTGACATCCGGTTTTGGGTCCCCGGTTTCTCCCGGGGCGGTCCCAGCCGTGTCTGGTGTCTCACCTTGTGTCGCGGCGCCTTCAGTGGGTAGCGCGGGCGTTTCCTGGGTTTTGACCACCGCGCGGACGGCTTCGAGCAGTCCTTGCCGGTCAGACAGTGGGGTGTCGCCTGACGAGGGCGCGTCTTGCGTGTCGCTGGTCTGGTTGCCTGACGAGGGCGGCGTCTCGGTCGTGGTTTCAGGCGCGGGTGACGGGTCCGCGAAGTCGTCGCTCAGTGTCGTGTTGGTGTCGTCTTCGGCCACCGAGTTGTCCTGCTTGCTTCACCGAAGGTGCTGGGCTGAAACCAGGATCGCTTATGGGCCGTGTTTCGTTTGGTTGTCCAGAGGGTTGACCGACAAAACCAACACGGAGCATGCTGAACACCAAACACCCCTGGTCCTTCACATGCGACACATCGGCGCCATATCCGGCGGAAAAGACAGCGTGGCCATGGCCGTGCTACTGCGGGAAACGCATCCAGACATCCCATTTCAGTGGGTTTGCACGCCGACAGGCAACGAACCGCCCGAGTGGTTCGCGCACATGCGTCAGCTGCGGGACCGCATCGGCCCGATCCAGCCCATCATGCTGCCCGGGGGCCTTGAGGGGTTAATGCGGCACTACAACGCGCTGCCGAACTGGCGGCAACGCTGGTGTACACGGCAACTGAAAATCGAACCCTTCGCCGCGTTCCTGATGAAATCAGCCCCCGCCGTCTTCTACGTGGGCCTGCGCGCCGACGAGGACGCCCGTGAGGGCGGCGACTACCAGAACGTGCCCGATGTCGAGATGCGTTTTCCACTCCGTGAGGCGGGGATGAGCCTCGCGGACGTGATCGCGTTCAACGAAGCCCGGAGCATCACCATTCCACCGCGCACTGACTGCATGTGGTGCTTCTTCCAGAGACTGATCGACTGGTTCCGGCTCTGGCGCGACAACCTGCCGGCGTATCTGGAGGGCGAAGCCTGGGAAGCCCAGACCGGGCACACGTTCCGCTCACCCCAACGGGACTCTCAGCCCGCCGCGTTGAAGGTCCTCCGCGCGAAGTTCGAGGCCGGCTGGATACCCCGTGATACACGAGAGCGGCTCAGCGAGATGCAATGTCGGGTGTGCCGGTCCTGAGCACGGGATCTTCCGGCACGAGAGGCACGAAACACAGCGCCACCGCGTTGGTGTGCGTCGTGCGGTAGATCCAGCCGCCCGGCACGCGGATGCGATCCAGGCGGTTGAACGGGCTGATGGCTTCCCAGGTTTCCACGGTTTCACTCATGGGGTGGGCGCGGGTTCGCGGGTCATGTGCGCTCCGGCGCGAGTGTCATTCCCTGAAGTCCTCATCTGACGGCTCGGGGTGACAGAACGAGTTCAGCGCCTTGTGGCTAACGCGGCCGCAGGTCGCGCACCGGAACGCCATCCAGAGGTTTTGTTGCCGGTCGTACACCGACACGACGCGCCCGGTGTTCCAGCCGAACAGGTGCGCGATGGCGTGGATCACGCTCATGGAGTGGGCATGCCCTGGGACGAAGCCCGCATCCTTGGCATGGCGCCGCCGGTCCCGGGACGATTGCCGTTCACGCCGAACACCTGCATCGGCGGCACTCTGGGACCCAGCGGTCCCGCTGTCCCGGGACCGCCCGTGGCGTTGGTCATGCCCACGGGTCCCTGGGCGTTGGGATCTTCATCGGGCGCCCCGGGCCTGGGTGGTCCTTTGCCGGCACTGTCGGGACCGGGCTCACCAGGAACACCGGGCGGCTGCGCCATCAACTGGTTCAACGCCTCGATGGAGGGCACGCCCTCCGCGAAGGCATCGGTGAGATCTATATCCGCGCCCATGCGCGCGATCAGCTGCCGCGCCATCCACTCTGGCGAGATGCCGGGGATGCGCTGCAAAATGGGCAGCAGCTGCGTCATGTTCTGGATGTCCTGCTGCTTGTCGGGACCGTTGTCGGCGGTCGCCTCGACCTCCAGGTAGACGTTCTTGGCCACGGTCTCACGGTCGATCTCGGGCCACACGGCGCCGGGGCCGACGATCTCCTGGACAACCTGGGCGGATACGTTGAGCAAGAGCAACTCACCCCCGGCACGCGCCAGATCGGTGAGCAGATCGTTCATGTCATCAATGATCGAACTGGTGTCGGTGTGCTGGGCGAACTGCGCCACGGATACTTCCGTCGCCGTCGCGCCGCTCGTGGTCCCCTGATCGGCCTGATCGGAGCCCAGGACCCGTAACAGGTCCTCGTAGGTGGGCGCCGTATCGTAGACCGCCGGGTCGATGGGCGGGTTCTTCACCACCTGAAGCACATCATCGATCTTCTGCCCCGGAGCGAGAGCATTCAACTCCAGCACGGCGTTGGCGGGATGCGTTTTCAGCTTCTCCTTGTCCACCTCTTCCAGAATGCCCGCCGCGACCACGGTCTTGGGCCGGTTGGCGCGGCGGTGTTCGCGAAGTCCCTGTCTGGCGCGGTTCAGTTCAAGCTGCATATCCCGCAGCAAGTCAATGTCACTCTGGGGAAACAACACGGTCTCGTCGTAGCCCTCGTTCAATACGAAAGCGAACCAGGGGTAGAAGCGTTCGATCTCGGCGTCCGGCGGGCTCGGCTCCTGGAGGAAGTCCTTGTAACCGTCACAAACCACGTAAACGAGACCGTCTTTCCGGTGATAGATCTCCCAGACGCAGGCATCTCCATCAGCCGGGTCGTTCTCGTCCCGACCGCCGGCCTCATAGTGCCGGACCGGCATCGTTTCAGTGGAGTTACCGTCACCGTCGTACGCCGTATAGCCCTTGCCCACGTCGATCCCATAGACTTCCTGGATCTCGTCGGGCGTCAGGATGTATTGCTGGGCCACCCAGTCGCTGCCCAGGAAGCCCCTGAGCGTGCGGCATTTCTTGTCCGGGATGATCGCCGTGCTGTCCGGGTAGTCGAACGCCAACCCCTCGCGGACGATAAGCTGACCTTCCTGGGTGAGCCCCCGGATGGCCAGCTTCAGGCTCTCGGCGTCGGCGCTGTCATGTTCGATCTCGCCGTCCGCGAGGTCCTGCGACAACCGCTCGATGTTGGCGAGGCGCTCGGACATGTCGGCGATCCGCGCCTCGATGGCGGGAGACATCTTCATGGCGCGCTGGAAGCCCAGCTTCACGTAGCCCACGCTCGTGATGATCGACCGCCGGACGGTCATCTTCATCATGGTCTTGAACGAGTGAACCTGTTCCTCGACGTTGTAGCCGTAGAGGATTTCCAGCGTCTTCGCCAAACGATCCATCAACTGGTCGTATTGCTTGACCAGGGCGGCGTCCTGAAGCACGGCGGCGATGTTGGGCGGCGGCGGCATGCCGGACTGGGCACTGAACTGAAGCGCCTGCTCGGCCTGTTGCAATGCCTGCTCGGAGCCGTCCCAGGTTTTCGCCATGATCTTCTCACGGCGTTTGGCTTTCACCGTGGGGTTGTTCGGATAGAGTTCAGCGGTGCGCTTCAGGACGTGTCTGAGAGCGATGTTGGCGACATAGCGTTCATCCCGCTCACCGTCGCGGCGCCTGCGGCGCCTGCGGCGGGTCTCGGTCTCCCACTGGTCTCCATTGACGAAGTTCATGTTGGACCGCATGCGGTCGAAGCTGGGTTTCCAGTGGGTGCGCGCCTCGCGCACACGCTTCTGCCAGCGTTCGACCAGCGCCCGGCGCGCCTCTTCGGGCTCCGGGGGATCTCGCGAGATGAGTTTGGCGTCCGGGTTGGTGTCGGTGATGGGCGGCGTGAGCATCTCGGGACCGCCCTGAAAGGTCCCGGGACCTGGCATCCCCATGGGCGGGGCGCCCATCATGCCGGCGCCGGGGAGAGCCGGCGCGGGGACCGGCGGCATCATACCAGGAGGGCCTGGGTTAGGGGGAAAACCGCTCCCGGACATCACCAGCCTCCCGCGCCGAAGCCCTGACGCACGGACCGCTCGGCCATATCGCGTTCATTCTTCAGCCAGCCGAACGTGCCCTCGGCGTTGTCGTCGGTTTTGATGCGGGTACGGCCCGCGCCTATCTGAAGGGTAAGCCCCAGGCCCACGTAGCTCAGCGTATCCACGAAATCATCGTGCGCGTCGTAGGGGAACTTCAGCATCTGGTCCCTGGCCATGGGCCACCAGGGCGCTCGCTCGGGAAAGCGCACCTTGCCCATGCTCATGCGGCCCTGAATGGACTGCGCGCGGGTCTGCTTGTCAGCTATCGGCTGCATTTCGATGATCGAACAGAAGGTTTTGGTCTCCAGCATGCGCTTCCTGAGGAAGGGACCGATGCTCTTGGAGATCATGCTGCGTTCCGCCCACCAAAAGACGGGTTTATGCGCCCGCATCATGCGCAGCATGGCCTCGACCGCCTGTTCCGCCGTCATCTGCCGCCACAAGAGATCAGCCAGTATCCAGATATTATCGTCCTCGTCCACGCCGACGCACATCAGGCAGGTCTTGTCGCTGTCCTGCTTCATGCTGACGGCGTGATCGGACGCGGCGTAGATGCGCAGGTTGGTGGGTAACTCGGCGGGACGGTAGGTTTGTATCCATTTGGACGAAAAGAAGGTGCCCCCGGCTGGGCTGGGCCTGCCCTGGTAGAGTGCGCTGAAGCCTCGCGCGTCACGCCTTTGCAAACCCAGGAGGAAGTTCCGTCCAAACCGGTTCGGCCACAGCGGATCACCCTCGGCGCGCTTGAGGGGGTCCTTGTGCGCGTCCACCGCCAGCGCCGGCATGTCGATGATGCGCCACTCGGCGGCTTCCTCGGGATCATAGTAACTATTGGTTGGGTCGGTGAGGCGCCCAACGAGATCATCCTGATGCCATCTGGTCTGGATGAGCAAAATCCGGCCCGTTTCGTCCATGAGACGGGACGCGATGACCTGGGTGAACCACGTCCACAGCGTGTCCCGGATGGTGGGTGAGTCAGCCTCGTGACGGTCCTTGAGTGGATCATCGATGATCAGCACGTCGCCGCCGCGTCCCGTGGTGGTTCCCCCTCGACCCACGAACGCCATGATGCCGCCTTGCTTCGTCTGAAGCCTGTCCGACGCGAGGCTGTCCTGTTTGAGCACCACGTCGGGGAACACCTGGGCGAAGGCCGGCGTCAGCATTGTGTCCCGGACCGCGCGACCTATGTCCTGGCCGAACTTCTCGTTATATGTGCCAAATATCAAGCTTTTCGCCGGGTTCCTGCCCACGAACCACGCGGGAAACTTCTTGCTCGCCAGTTCGGTCTTACCGTGTCGTGGTGGGAGACTGATGATCAGGCGTTTTATCGTGCCTTTCTCCAGTTCCTCCAGTCCCACGCACATGATCCGGTGGAACCTTTGAGCATCGTAACGGCTGAAATCCGGGTCCGAAGTGTAACCCGGGACCGGCATCATCAGGCGGGTGAACGCCAGGAGATCGTCGCGCGCGTCTTTGACGGCGATCAGCCGCTTGAGGACCATCTCATAGCGTTGCTCGTCCGGTGTCACGACATCGGCACCGAAGGCACGACCGGCATGGTGGGCGGCGCGTCGAGCGGCACCCCGCCGGGAGCGGGCGGCGGCAAAGACTGACGCGGCGCCGCCCGGCGAGCATCGGCGCCCTCCTGGATGTCAGCCGCGTTAGCTTTCGCGCCGGCCTCGATCTGGTCTTCTTTCCTGATGAGGTTCCCCACCGGGCCTGCTTTGTATGCCTGCCGGTGCGCATCGTAGAGCGCCATGAACTTGTCGTATAACGGCTGGAAAGCGGGCGTCCCCTCGGCTTTGCTCATCGCGGCCCGCGTCTCTTCCATCTGACGCATCAGGTCAGCCTGTCGCTGAAGGTGTGGCAGTTTCGTGGTCTCCACCGCGTTCGGGCCGACACCCCGGGCCACGGGCTCATCTCCCGGGTCGGGGAGAACGAGATACTGAGGACTGTCCATCATCGTGGTAGGCGGCACCAAAGCGCCCCTGGCGCCCTGCGCCACGACATAGGATTTCATCGGGTCCTCGACCGGAGCTGGCGGTGCCTCGGTCCCGGCCATCCGGCCTTTCACGTAGGCCAGCATGTCCTGCTGATCGGCCATGGTTTCAGTCCTTGATACCGAGTTTGGCGTCCCGGGCCGTATCCCCCGGCGAGCCTTCCGGCGCGGCGCCGGGCTGGGCTTCCATCGCCGTGTCTTTCGCCAGGGCCCGCTTCATCGCGGCCTTCCTGCGCGCGGTCATCTGGCCCCTGACGTAAGCCTGCATGTTCTGGTTTTCGGTGCTTGCCATGGCTCAGGTCATCGTGAACGCGCTGGAGTTGATGGGCGCGCCATAATCGGTATCCGCCGACGCCGTGGCCGATCCCGCCGCCAGCGTGGCGCCCGGGAAAGTCACGCTCCAGGCGCCCGTGGTGACGTTGGCGCCGACGATCTGGGTGGCCTTGACGACGCTGGCCTGGGTGAGCGTCACGGTCACCGGTATGGGGAGCGGCACGCTCGGATCGGCGCTTACGGTTCCCGATACGGTGAGCGGGTTCGCCGCCGCCTGCCCCGCCGGGGCGTTGATCGTGAGCGTGTAGCCGCCACCCGTAAGCAGAAACTCCCGCCATGCCTGCTTCAGGTAGCGGAACACCGATGGCGGGTGCGGCGCCGGGGAAAGGCTCATCGGTGGTTATCCCGGCCCCGACGATGACTGGTCTCGCGAACGGCATCCCCGGCGGGATCGGTGACGGTCACCGTGTTCGAGGATGGCGCCACGGTGGACCCGGCGGCGTTCGTGGCGGTCACCACGCAGTTGAAATCCACACCCGTGTCGGCGCCGGTCAACGCATGGACCGCCGTGCCGTCGCCCACGTCAACGCCGCCGCCTTTCCATTGATAGGCGTAGGTATCGGGCGTGCCCTCCCAGTTACCCATGGTGCAGTTCAGCACGGCACCGTCCTGCGTCACGACCGGCACGTCCACGTTCACGGGCGGAGCCGTGGCGCCGGGGGCCTCGCCACCCACGTTCGTCGTGGGTGGAAAAAGCTCCCCGGGCGTGAGTTCGCTGGTTGGCGGATCGCGCGGATCGGGGGCTTTGGTGAAGCCGTCCAGGTACTCCTGGGTCTGGGGATCTGGGGTGGCTTCCCTGGGGACCGGCGGCGGTGCGTCGGCGTGCCCTGGAGGAACTTCATATGCCGGGTTGTTCACCGGGGTCTCGGACATGGCTCAGGTCTCCCTTTCATCGAACGCGCAGACTGGTGCCGCCCGCGCACGTCAACAGATCGTAACAAAACCAGACAAGAACGATCAGCACGAAGGCAATCAATATGATGTTCAGGACCTGCATCACCAGGGTTCCGGCGACACCGAGCCAGCCCAGCACCGTGGGCAACACGAGCCGAAAGATCGCCACGACGGCACAGAGCACGATCAACCAGATCAGCAGATTAACGAACCACGCGGCGCTGAAACACATGTTCATCGCTCCCTGACCGGTGACGGCGGGCACACCAGCCGCGCCTCGACCAGTTCGCGGAGGTGGTCCAACTGTTTCTCGTTGGTATCAAGCCGCAGCATGATCGTCCTCCCCGGTTCCAGCGATGCGCGCGTGCGTTCCAGATCCACGCGGAGGTGTTCCACGTTGATCGCCAGCACGGACAGGGCATGCGAGTTGCTCCAGGCGATGCTGACCAGCGCGCCGAGAAGGATGGGCGCCAGCGTGGCGAGGGCTTTGAGCCAGATGGGCATTCATTGGGCCAACCGCGTTGGCGCCACGATCCAGTGATCACACGTGAGCACGAACCGCTTGCATGCCGGGCAGTAGTGTTGGGTTCTGGTTCTCATGCGACACGCACCATGACGGCGCTGCCGTTGCGGTAGAGTTGGCCTACCGCCACACCACCAGTCGCCGCCGCGCCGTCGTTGGCGTAGCTCGCCATGCCTCGCACCTGTTGCATCATGATCGCGAGATTGGACACACTGAACTGGTCGTTCCCACCAACGACAAACGCATGTACCGCGTTCACTGACACAACATAGTTGATCCTCGACGGCGTTACGCTGAAACCAACGTCCGAACCTTGGTAGAGTTGAATGTGTTTACTGAGATCAGTAACGGAAGCACCCAAAGCACCCGTGAATGCCACCCCGCCACCGAACGTGAGCACACCAGTTGAGCGGGCGATGCTGACCGCGTTACCCTGAAACACACCGCTGTCATTCCACCGCGCGAGGTTAAGGTCATCAGTGGCACCCTGCGCCATCCAACTCCATCCATTGTTGGCCCCGCGCATGAAGTGCAATGCTTTTTGTTCGCCCGCCGCGCCACCAATGGCGACGGTCCCTGGACTACCGGGTTTACCCGCCTGCACCACACCATTGGAGAACAGCGAGCCAGCGGCAACCGCGCCAGAGAGCGTCACGGCTGGACTATAAAATGTCTGGGTCAGCCCGGCGGGTAGCGCGAACGTCCAGGCATGACCGGCTTGCAACTGAAGACAACCAATCATTGTCCAGGCGCCCACGGACGTGACTGAAATCAACGGACCCGCCTGGGTTGTCGCCGAGATGGCCACATTGTCGATGATCAGATTACCGTTCACCGTCTCAGCTATAGCGGAGACCGTGCGTGGGCCTTGCAGGAACAAACCGCCGTTCACGATCCGCAGTACACCGCGCTGGACCTCCGCCCAGCGGATATCGTTGGGATAAAAGATAGCGTTGAAGTTATCGAGCGTCACATCAGCGCCGTAGTCGGTCAGCAGAAACTCAGGAAAGTTGGAGGACGAGTGTGAGTAATAATTGTTGATGTGCAGGCGGCAAGTGGCGTTCACGGAAATGAACGGGCGTGGCCTGTTGGTGTTGGCCGAGCCCAGGATATTAGCGATGTGCATGTGCGACATCGCGCCATTTATCTCAATCGTGGCCTGATCCGTGTCCATCATGCAGTTGACGATATGGATGGACGTATTACCCGCGCTCTCCGCCGTGACGATCAGACGCCCGCAAAAAGATGAAAAGTCCCGTATGTCGAGACCATCCACGCGACCGACACGCAACGCCGTCGTCTGCCCATCGTAAAATACATTGTTGAGCAGCGCGCCGCTGATATCAAACGCCCAGAAATGGTATCCGCTGCTGTGACAGAAATCGAGGATACCGCCGCTCGCGCCTTCGCCCAGCGACACGCCGCAATCCAGCGCGCCCATCTCGATGTCATCGAGCCAGAACACCGCGTTGTGCCCGTTGCTGGTGATGCCGTCCCACGCACCACCGATCCGCACCCGCATGATCTGTGTGCGGAAGCTGTCGTCTCCGGCGGCGATAGCCCACGGATATTTAACACCGGTTCCACCAGGGCCGGATGTTCCGCCAGCGGCCAGTGTTTTGAAGTTAGCACGCGAGGTCTGATCCTGTGGCTGCGCGAACGTGATGCCAAAATCACGTAACACCGGTCCCGCGTCCCGAAACGCCGCCCTGACCAGGATCACCGACGTATCAGTCGGTGAAAACGCCTGATCCACATAAAGGATTGATGAGCCGCGCGCGTCACCGACCAAACCCTGCGATTGCGTCAAGGTGATCTGACGATTGACCCGATACGTGCCTATCGGCAAATAAACTGTCTTGTAACGTCCATTCGGTCCCACGACCGCCGCCGCCGCGTTTATCGCCGCTGAACTGTCGGCCACCCCGGTTGGATCGGCACCGAAGTCCAGCGCATTAGCAACGTCAGCACTACGATCCTGCGCCGACCGTTTCGTCGTGCCACTGGTCGCGACATAGTTGAGCGGCCCGGTCATGTCGCCGCCAGCCAATGGCAAAAACGGCCCACCCGCGCTCAACACGGATGTCCACTTGGTGCCATCCCACATCCAGCTTACGCCAGCAGCATTGAATATCTGGCCATCGGTAGGCGTATTAGGAAAGTCTAGCGGCATTGCTATGCCTCCTTCATCACAACGCGCGGCACCATCGGTTGTGGATCGTCCGCCACGGTGTGGTTGGCGCATTGTTGCTGGATCGACGCGATCAGAGGCGCGACAACGGCGTAGGGAACCGGGGCCTGGGCGATCACACGCAGCACGGTTTCCCATGTTTGCGCGTCGAGGATCACGGGTATGCGGTCAGTGGGGTTCATGTCACGCGCACCATGACCTGTGAGGCATTGCGGTAGATACCGCCAACCGGCACGCCACCGGTCGCCGCCGCCGCGTCGTTGGCGAAACTGGTGGAAGTCCGCAGCAATGGCATCGCGAGGCCCGCCGCCGACCCGATGACGGAGAGCGGCACCGTTCCGGTTATGACGAAGTTCATCGCGCCCGACGTGACATTGAACCCGGCGTAACCATCATACAGCGAAACATGGCGAGACAGATCGACGCCGGTCACGGTGGTTGAACCAAAACTGATCCCACTGCCGAACGTGGTCGTGCCCGCAGCCCGGTTGATGGATAACGCGTTACCAAGAAATGTTCCCGCGTTATCCCAGCGCGCGATGTTGAGATCATCGCTCGCGCCCTGCGCCATGATGCCCCAGCCAGGGTTGGCCCCGCGTTGATACATCAATGCTTTCTGTTCTCCCGCCGCGCCCGTGATGGCAACGGTGCCCTGACTACCCCCGGTAGCCACACCGGCCTGGATCAGGGACTTCCCAAACACCGCGCCAAAGAACTGCGTCTGAGGACTGTAAAACTGCTGTGTCACACCCGCCGGTATCGTGAACGTCCACGCGGCGGCGGGGTCCAACGCGAGCCTTCCGATACTGCTTTGCGCGTTGGCGGTTACCATCGAAATCAACGGCCCGGTCGTGGCACCACCGGAAGCGGTTACCGTGATGTTATCCACGACCAGCCTGCCGTTCACCGTCTCCGCGATGGCGGCGACCGTGCGAGCCGGAGTGAACAGGTATCCGTTCGTTATCCTGAGAAAGCCCTGTCTTACCTCGGCCCATGGTATATTTGTGGTATAGAACATAGCCCGAAAGTTGGTGATGCCGACGATGGCATTGTCGTTGGTCAACAGGAACTCGGAGAAGTTCGAAGTGGAATGCGAGTAGTAGTTGGTGATGTTCAGGTTGCACGCGGCGTTCACCGAAACCAGAGGACGCAACCGCCCGGTTCCCGCCACGCCATACATATTGCTGATCTGGAACTGTAGCATGTCGCCGTTGATGTCGATGGTCGCCTGATCGGTATCCAGCATGCAGTTCGCGATGTGAATGCTGGTGGCCCCAGCACTGTCCGGTGTGACCACCAACCGCCCCATCAATGACGTAAACCCTTTGATGTCCAGGCCATCCACGCGACCGACACGCATGGCGATGGTGTTGCCGTCAGCGAAAACACTGAACAGCGGATCACTGTCGGCGAAATCAAAGTTCCAGAAGTGGTAGGCGTTGATATGGCAAAAGTCCTGAATGCCAGTCGGGCCTTCGCCCAGCGACAGGCCACAGTCGAACGCCGACATCTCGACATCATCGAGCCAGAACACCGCATTGAAATTATTGCTGGTGATGCCGTCCCACGCGCGACTGATCCGCACGCGGCTGATCTGAATACGGAAACTGCTGTCGCCAGCGGCGATTGCCCACGGATACCTGATACCGGTCCCCCCAGCACCGGACGTGCCACCCGCCGCCAATGTCTTGAAGTTGGCGCGCGATGTCTGGCTCAACGGCTGTGCGAACGTGATGCCGAGATCGTGAATAACCGGACCCGCGTCCTGAAACGCCGCGCGGCACAAGATCACTGACGTATCGGTCGGTGAGAACGCCTGATCCACGTAAAGCCTGGATGAGCCGCGACTATCACCGAACAACGCCTGACTGCCGGTCAGGGTGATCTGATGGTTAACGCGGTAAATACCGGCGGGAAGATACACCGACTTATGCTTACCATCCGGCCCAGATGCGAGGACCGCCGCCGCCGCGTTGATCGCGGTTGAACTGTCCGCGACACCAGTCGGGTCCGCGCCATAATCCAGCCCGTTGGCCACATCCGCCGCGCGATCCTGCGCTGAACGCGACACCGTTCCGCCGGTCGCCGTGTAGTTGAGAGGCCCCGTCACCGTCCCGCCCGTGATCGGCAGGAAACTCCCCTCAAGCGTGCTCGCGTCGATGCTGTTCGCGGACACCCATTGTGTGGAGCTACCGTCATTGTATTGTATGAATAACTGTCCGCTGTTTGAGTCCCACCATAACGGACCCGGAACGTTTCCGGGTGCCGCCGTGCCGATCATCGCCCCCGCCCTGCCGGTATCCAGCACCAAATCCAGACCGGTCGGGTCCTCGGTGAGCGGCACGCCCGCCCACACACGCCCAGGGGCGACCGACGTATCCCAGTAAAACTGCTGGGGTAGCAGAGACTTAGCGGGCGGCGCCACACTCATGCCCGGGTTCCTTCCAGCACTTCGATCCGCGCGCTCAGGGTTCGCACCGCGTTGACCAGGGCGGCGACAACGGTCTCGCTGGTGATCCCCAGCATGGGATCGTCGCTTGCCAGCGATCCGGGACCCTCTTGCTCGGGCGTGCCCACCGGCACGACCGCCTCGGGCAGGACCGCCGCGAGTTGCTGGGCCGAAAAGCCGATCTCAACACGCGCCTTGCCTGGCCTGTGAAACCGGATCGGCGCGATCTTCAGGACCTCCGCGAGCCCCACCGTCGAGGGTTCGATATCGCGTTTGGTGCGTTCATCCGAAACCGTGATGTACGGCTGGCCTTGCCACGGCCCCAGCCAGTTAACGGCGTGAAACTGCGAAGCGCCGGTAGCGATGAACGTGATGAAAGCGCCCACCGTGTTGGCGTACCAGGTCAGATCCCCGGTCGCCGTCACCCAGTCCCAGGTCCAGCCATTGTTGAACGCGTAACGGTGAACACCGGGCGGCTGATACATCTGCTGCTGCCCATCACCGACGCGGACCGTCGTGGACGCGGTGATGTAGGGCGCCACGACCTCGGTTTTCAGGGTCAAGGTGCCGGCGGCATCCAGTTCCATGTTGGTGACGTTGTTCTCGACCCAGCGCCAGTGCCCATCGGCGCCGTTCCGGCCCATGTAATACGCGGTGTCTCCGGCGACATACATGGTGCCGGTGCCGTTCATGATACTGTTGACGGTCGCCCGTCCCGGCGCGGTGACGCTCCCGCCCCCATCGATAGCGAACAACGAAGCGCCGTCGCTACCCCGGACATACTCCATCGTGCCGTTGGACCGGGTGTAGCGCCACTGCCAGTTCGAACTGTCCTGTCTGTGATAACAGTAGTTCGCGTCGTAAAGCAGGCCACCCGTCGTGCCGTTGAGCGTGAACCCCGCGTTGGAGTACACCCCGTTGCCGGTGAGCGTGCCGCTGGTCCACGCCGTCCCGTTCAGGTTGATGCTCGGCGCGGTCAGGTTCACCGCTGAAACCGCGTAACCACTGCCCCGGCTGACGCTGAAGAACGTGCTCGCGGCGCTTCCCACGTCATTGCCGAACTGCATGTTCAGGCTACCGGACGGGTCGGAGTACAGCACGACCAGCTTCTGATCGACGGGGTTCGCGCTGTTGAACAATCGCAGTTGCGGATAGGGGCTCGGGCTCGTGCCTTGCACCGTGAGCACCTGACCCGTCGTCAGGTCGCCGGTAAGAATACCCCCGGAGATGGGCAAATACGGCCCGCCCAAAGGTTGATGGTTATCAACGTACTGGCGTGTCGCCGCGCCCAGAGCGACCAACGGGTCCGCGCTCAGAACAAGAGGACCGGTCAGGGTTCCACCCGTCAAAGGCAGATATCCGCCGCCGGCGGCGATACCCTCGACCTGGATCTGCACGACATCGCCCGCCCCCCTGGGGGTCAGAAAAGTGACGGTATTGGCGGTCGCCGTGTAGTCGGTCACCGGGGTGCGCAGCAAACCATTGGAGTACACCGCCAGGGTTTGCTGCGGTCCCGGCGTGAAAACCAGCACCGTGCCGTCACGGTCCGCCCCGGTGAAAACCGTCTGCCCGGCGACGGCGATGTACGTGTACTCATATACTACGGCGAGCGGCGGCGCCGCTCGCAACAGGGCTTCCAGTTCATATATGTACTCCGAGGCCCGGTGCGCCCACCAGCGGGAGGACCAGTGATCGCCGGTAACCGCCTGAACAACCAGGAGATTTGGTGGGATGGTGTCGGGCATGTACTCGGCCCAGGCCATCCCCACGTCGGCATATGCCTGAGCGACGGCTGCCGCTCCGTCCGCGTGATCAGCGGCGTTTTCCGGGCCGGAAATGGACCGTGGGGCCGCGTTCGGCGCACGAGCCCGCAAGGTCCCGTCCGGGCTCAGGCTGGTCTCCGTCCAGGCAAGAGTACCGCCAATCGCCGCGTTTATCCGGTCGAACTCGGCGTCGAGCCTGTCACCGGGGGGCGGTGCGGTCGGGTTGTTTACCTGGAAATCCGTGAACGAGTACTGCCGTACGGGGGGTACGGGCTCCGAGGCCACGAGTTTGCCGGGGACGGAGTCGGGCATACGCTGCGTTCCCCCGTGTTGGGTGCGTGTTTCGCCTGTAGACCCTTTCTTTTCGCAACACCAGCCCTGTTGTTTGGGGCGCTCAACGCAAGGTTGCGAGAGTGCTCGGCACGCTCGGTTTTTGAGATGAGCCCACGGCACCCAAATTGATTAACAACAGTCAACCCAGAAACTACGCTCAGCGCGCCAAATGTTGCCTTTCCAGTATGAAAGTCTCAGTAATACCAACGAGGTATCTAAACCAGTGAGAGGAAAATGCGTCCGGCGGGCGGACCCCCCGGAGGGCGGACGCCCCGAGGCCGGGGCCGCCCGGGACCGCGCCACGGTTCGGCATGAACCGTGCTTGTCCCATACATATCAAGGCGTTAGGCGCTATGAGTGCCGATATTCACGCACTCGCGACCCGGGACCGCAGGCGTGCCAGCTCCAGGACAAGCTCTTCCCGGCTCAGCTCGTCTATCGGCATGTCATTGGTCCTATCAGGCTTGGGCTGATGACGCCCCGTTAAGCCGTTGATTTCGGCCAATGTTCTCGCCGCCGCGACCCTGGATTGCGCTCCGGCATTGGGGTCCAAAGCCAGGTTTTCCAAGAGCCGTTTGATGGACACACTAACTGAACCGTGCCTGTCCAACGGTCCCGCGCCAGTGTCCAAGGCCGGGACAACCGTTGTCCCGCGTGTCCCGGCGGTCCCGCGCTTTGTCATGTCCGAGCCGCTTCGCAAGCAGCCCGCCAAACCCGGGACCATGCCAGCGGTTCGCTGTCCCGCATGTCCCACGCCAGGACCAACGCCAACGCCAACGGTTCCCGCGTGTCCCGTGGCAGTCTGGCCATGTCCCGCCATAGCGCCGTGGCCATGAGATCCGCCGGCAGTAAACCCCGCTTGTGCATCGCCTCCATGATGCGTCCGGCGCGCCGACCTGGCGTATCCCGCTGCCGTTGCCCGCTGTGCGTCCAACACGTGGCGAACCCACGCGTCGCCACGCGAGAACAGCGCACGCAGCGCCGAAGGTTCGGATCAGCGAACGACACGCGGTATTTATGTAGCGTGGCGATGCTGCCGGGTTGCCCGCGCCAACCCCCCATGCGGTTTGATCGCGGCGCCGTGTCGGTTGTTTCCATGGCCTGATTGTGTCCTGTCCTGAAGAAAACACAAGATTGATGTTGCGTTTGGTTTGGTCCCGGCTTACGGGGGATTGCTTGCCTTGCCTATGACGATCCTGCACCCCTTCGAAACACCCCACTGGAAAGCAAACACCCCATGACTAACCCTACCCCTAGCGCCGTCTGGCGCACCGCGATGCGTGTCGCGTTGCGCGAGTTCCTCGCCGCCAATCCCGCCGGCATGTCCGATGCCGACGCGGTCCGCCAGGAACTGAATGGCAGGTTGATAAACAACCTGACCAAACCCGACCTGCGCGGGTTGCTGCGCATTGCCGGCATCGATCCAATGCTGTTGCATCCCGCGCACACCCCGGGAAATCAGCCAATGGTTGATACCGACCAGGACGATACCGACCAGGACGAAGCGCGCGACCTGATGACGCCGCCCGACACGACCTGGGTAACGCCAGACGGACGCACGGTTGACCTGAGCCCGAACATCAAGGGAAGCGTCGCACCAGTCCCAACTGATGATGACGCCATCGCGGCTGAGGTTAACAAAATCCGGTCTGACATCATGGGCGGCGGTTTCGCTGCTCTGGACCAGAGACTGCGCGACCTGGTGATAGCCTCGCGCAAGCCGGCTGAGGTTGTGACGGTGACGAAAACCGTCACGGTTGAGGTTCCCGTGGAGCGGGATGGCGACACGGTGACACCTCGGGCCGCGCCGACTGATCAAACGGTGACATGGCGCAAAGCATTTGGTGTGCGCGGCGCCTTGGGTTCGGAAACCGCGACGGTATGGGACGGCGCGCACCCCGACACCCCATGCGTCAATGACCGTTACGTCTGGCCCGCCGAAACCTCAGTGGCGCTGACTGAAATGCGACGCGGAAATAACGTCATGCTTTTCGGTCCCAAAGGCACTGGTAAGACCGAGTTCGCGCAACAGATCGCGGCACGGCTGCGCCGGCCTTTCGTTTTGATATCGTGCGATGCCAGTACGGACGCCGCCACGCTCGTGGGCATGACGGTCCCGGCGCGCGATGGCAAAGGTGTGAGTTTCCAGCCTGGACAGTTGACGCGCGCCATTCAAACCCCTGGCGCGGTTATTTGCATTGACGAGCCTTCCATTGCCCGCCCGGGAGCGTTGTTCGCGTTGCAGAACGTATTGACCGCGAACAGGTCTCTTTACATCCAGGAAACGGGCCAGAAAGTGCGTGTGGCGCCTGGTGTGATATTCATGGCCACCGATAACACGTCAGGTATGGGCGGCGGGTCCCGGACGGGTTACCACGGGACCCAGGCACTTAACGCCGCGACCCTGGATCGTTTTGGTGTGCGCATAAAGTTGGGCTGGCACGCTCCCGACGTGGAAGCCGGCATACTCATGTCCCATGTCCCGGGCTGCACGCGGGAACTGGCTGACCTGCTCGTCCAGGCGGCGACCACGACACGCGCCGCCGCTGACCAGCAGGTATTGACCGAGGGCCTTGGACTGCGCCGGTTGTTCGCCTGGGCGGGACTGTTGGCCGATGGCCATGACCCCGATCTCGCGTTCCGCTGCGCCGTGCAAAACTGTGTTCCCGATGGCGAGCAAGAGGCACTGCGCCAACAGTGCCTGTTGGCGGTAGATAAAAACACGGTTCGCGCCGCGTTGAACCCTGGCGCGCCGGCGCCGTCATCATCGCCCGCCGCTGACGACTTCGACGTTGTTTCGCCTGACGATGTCACCGGGGAGGGGAACTGATCATGGCAACGTCAACACTTTACCTTGAGGTAACCAGTGCCGCCGCTGAGACCGCCAGGAAGATCCTGGCGCAGCGGCGCGGCCAGGGTAGCAACAAACCGCTCCACGTCACGGTTGACGCACGCGGTGGTGTTTCGGCCAGCGTGCATATGGATGGTCGCGGCAACGTGCGCATGTCCCTGCCATCCCTGCCCGCGTCCACCGTGCTGTCCCGGCTTGAAGCCGATAGGATGCTGGGTTTCATCGCGCATGAGTGCCTGCATGTACTGCATACCGATTGGCAATGGTGGTCTCACTGCGTCCAGGCTGGCAGTCGTGTCAGGCATTGGGCGAACTGCCTGGAAGATGTCAGGATCGAAGCGAAAGAGTTGCGCGCGGGACACTTTCCGGCTTTGCGCGGCATTCTCTCGGCCACGATGGACCACCTGCACTACCAGGGTTTGGTTCAGGCGACCAAAGCGGGCCGCGTCATTGGCGCCAGGATCGCGGATGCACCGTACTGCCTCGCGGTCCTGGGGCGTATGGCGAACCGGTATGTCGTTCCGACCGCCCGGGGTTTGCGCGCCGCGTTGCATGTGGACGTGGCGCGACTCGTGGATGTCGCCTTGACCGAAGTCAAAGCATGCCGCTCCACGCAAGACGTGTACCGGCTGGCGCTGCGCATGGTTGACCTGGAAAACCAGATCATCGCCGCTAACCAGCCCGCCGCGCCACCCACGCCACCCACGCCACCCCAGGACGACCAGGACAACCAGGACGCACCTGGCGCCGCTGGCGATGGCGATGGCGACCAGGACGCCCCTGGTGAGGCTGGTGAACCCGCCCAGGACGACCAGGACGCCCCTGGTGGCGCCCCTGGTGAGGCTGGTGAGGCTGGTGAGGCTGGTGAGGTTGGTGAACCCGCCCAGGACGACCAGGACGCCCCTGGTGGCGCCCCTGGTGAGGCTGGTGAGGCTGGTGAGGCTGGTGAGGCTGGTGAACCCGCCCAGGACGACCAGGACGCCCCTGGTGAGGCTGGTGAACCCGCCCAGGACGACCAGGACGCCCCTGGTGAGGCTGGCGAGACCGGTGACGACACCTACAGCCTGGACGACGCACCGGAAGCCAGCGAAACCCTGACTGATGTCACCGAGACGATATCGGCGCGCCAGGCACCGGACGCGCCGAAAACCGGTTCCCAGGGGCTGCACGGTTACAAGAACATGACCATGGCCATGCCGCGCACGATTGCTGGTGATCCGCTCAGACACGTTCAGGCGTTCAACGCGGCGTTACCGGGTCGCGCCGTCTTGCATGGCCAGATATCGCGTTTGCTCGTGTCACCGGAACGGGTCCAGGTCACGCACCGGGAAACCTCTGGCCGGCTTGATCGCCGTGCCATGGCACGGCTTGGCACCGGTGCCGTGGATGTGTTCAGCCGGAAGCATGAGACACCGGGCATGGATACCGCGTTGCTGGTGCTGATCGACCTGTCATCCAGCATGACGGGGCGAGCCCACGCCATGGCATGCGTGACGGCGTTCCACCTGGCCACGGCGGCGGAGGATGCCGGGGCGAAGGTAGCGGTCTACGGGTTCATTGACACGCCATACGGCGACACGCGGGGCGTTGCCGGTGCGCAACTGGTGCCATTAATTGAGTTTGGCATACCGGTGCGAGCCAACGCACACCGGCTGATGGCGGTTCAACCGTACGTGACCACGCCCATGAGCCCGGCGATACTGGGCTGCGCCGAAGTGTTGCGCACCATCGATGCCAACCGGCATATTTTGATGGTGCTCACCGATGGTGATTGCAATTATGGCCCGGGCTGCGTCACCGATGCCTGCTTCGTGGCGCGGTCCTGGGGCGTGGAGGTTGTCGCCCTTGGCATGGCCGCGCCGCAAGTGGTCAAGGCGTTCCCGGACGGCCACAGCGTCAACGTAGCCAGCCTTGACGATCTGGGCCGCGTAGGTCTCGGGGTCCTGGCGCGGATGCTGGAAGAGGCATCGCCGGAGTCAGTCGCATGACGATACGCCGCCCGCCCGCCGCGTTGATTAACCGCGACCCTGGCCCACGACTGGCCAGGGTCGCGCGGCGCCTGGCGCGGCGCCGTGCCATGGCTGAGCGTGTGACCCGGGAGAACAAGACGTCGCCGCCCGTACCGCCGTCGCGTCAACCCTGAACCATACCGGGCGCCTGACAACGCCGCTGGCTCCCTGAGCTGGCGGCGTTTCCATGCCTGGAGCACTGTCCCATCTGTCCCAGGGACACCCCTGGGCACTGTCCCATCTGTCCCTGGGCGCCCCTGGGCACTGTCCCATCTGACCGCGCCGTGTCCATGACGCCGGCCCGGGCACGCCCGGGGCGCCTCGGCCCGGCAAAGCGACAATGCGAAAACTGTAGTCGTGTAAAGCGACAATGCGAAAACGACAATGCGAAAACGACAATGCGAACACAACAAAACCCGTACCAGTACCAGCATTTAAGGAAACCTTTCCACACATGGGCGGGCGCGCGCGCGCATGGTACTGAGTATGCTATCTATGGCAGAGTATAAAGAGTATATACTTAACGCGCGCGCGCGTAGCGTTTCATCCTGGAATGCTGGTACTGGTACGGGATTTGTTGTGCCAGCGCATGATACGCGCGGCGATCCGGCGGGAGGCGTCCGCCCACCGGATCATCACGATTTCACACCCGGCGGTTGGCGTCAAGCCAGTCAATCAGTTCTTGCTCCGTCCACGCGCTCGCCGTCAGCAACCCGGGTTTCGCCCACAAATGCCGTGAAATACCGTCCGGCATCGGCGTGCTTTGCCCTCGGTTCAGCATCGCGCATCCGGCGCGCCGCAGCATCCGCCCCACGGCGTTGGCGCCCTGAACCCGGGTCCCGCGCGCCAGCCCATACCCTCCGATCTCCCCGGCGTTCTCCACTTTTTCCATGACATCCTGCGCCGTGAAGATATCGGGCAGCGCCAGCGGATCTGGGGGGACCCGGGTCAGCAGTTCGGATATCCAGAGTTCGACCTCGCTCCGGGACCGCTCGATCAAGGCCGTCTTGTCTCGCGTCATCGGCGCATGCCCGGTAAACCGGTCCAGCATGGCCGCGCGTTCGGCCTCGGGTTTGCTTTCGTAACGCCGGATCAGCCACTCCACGATGGCATGGCTGTTGGTGGCGCCCCACGGCGAGGGCTCGCTGAACGCCCGGGCCAGTGCCTGGAACCGTGCCACGGGCCAGCCGGTTCCATGCATTCTGACCACCCAGATCCGTCGGTCGTCCGGCGGCACGGCCAGGGGCTTGTCCTCGTTGGACGACATCACCAGCACGAAGACGTTCGCCGCCTGAATGATCCCCCGGTATTTCTGGTTCACCGGCAGGAATGGTTTGCCCGGGTCGCAGAACGCCTTGATGCGTTGGTATTCATCCTGGCCGTTCTGGTTCCAGCGCGTGGACCGATGAACCTCGGGTAATATCACGAGCCGGTTCATGATCCAGTCGGTGAAACCCCCCTTGAGCGTGTCCTGGTCGATCTCCCGGTAGCGGTCCGGTCCCAGGACATCGATGATGGGCCGCAGGATGATTTCTTTTCCCGTACCCTGTGGGGCGATGAAAAGCGGGTTGTGCCCGGGTTTCACGCCCACCGCCGCCACGATCATGGTCTGATAATCCAGCCAGTGTTCCATGTTGGCGTCGTACTCGGGCGCGCCCGTGCGCGCGCCAAACAGTAACTGCTGTAAGCGATACCAGGCTCCGATACCGCCAACCGATGGGATTGGGAGGGTCATGGTCGCGCTCTCCAATGGACGGTGTATCGCCCGCCATGTGTTGAGATACCGGGCTTGCTTGTCATGCTCGGCGCTGGCGAACAGCCGGGACCGCGCCGGCCACCACGTTCGTCCGTCCACGATCTGCTTGCGGTCGGCGTTGCGGTACCACTGACTGGGCGAGATGGGCCTGTCCTTGGCGTTCAACGGCAGGTGGTCCCGCAGCACGCCGATCCATTCCGTGTCGAACGCCTTGTCATTGAAGCTGGCGGTGTCAGTCCTGAGCGTCAGGAACCGGTCCTCGGTGGCGTGGTAGACGGTTTCCTCCCAGAACCGCCGGACCTCGTCCGGCTCGGGCGCCAAAGGGCTCGGCGGCACCGTGTCCGGGTCCACCGCGTCGAACTTCGAGGGATCGAAGTCATCGATACTGAACAGCCCCCCGGTCTCGTCGCTGAGCAGCTGGTTGACCCGGGCGCGCACGTCCTCGGGTTTCCGGTCCTGGCAGTGCCCGTGCCAGCATTTGAAGCCACCACCCCGGAAATACATCGTGCCCGTGTCCTGGGCGGTGCTGGGTGTGTGTTCATGTACCCAGGGGCAGCGCACGTCCCAGCCCGTGCCCTGGGAGGCTTTGCGCTCGTTGCCCAGGACCAGCCCCAGCTTGCGCATCGCCCCGAGCGTGGGGTCCACGGCCCGGCGGTTCGGTCCTGGCGCCGGTCCTGGTCCCGGGACAGGCGCGGCCCCGGCCTGGAACGGGTCGAAGGGTTCGGGCTCGGAGATCTGAACCCCGGTGTTGCCCTGGACGGGCAGGTTCCGCTCCAGATCCGCCGGATCGTGTGTGTCCATCTTCGCTGCGACCATGCGGCACCTGAAAGCGGGTGTGTACTTGGTGTTGCTTCCCATCGGCAGGCGCATCAGCCGCGTGACGCCGGCCATGCCGGGGTCCGGGGCGTCGCCCACCAACGCCTTGATGGTGTTGTTTATTAGCGCCTCGGCGCGCGTGATATCGGTGATCGGCGGGTCGAGGATGTAGCCCCATTGCTGGTTGCCTGGCGAGGTCTCCAGTTGATAGCTGGGCTCGCCCAGCAGTGTCCGGGCTTTATCGGGATCGACCTTGGGGCCGACATCGTCCACCACCAGGACATGCAGCGCCACGAAGTTCGCCTTGCGCCGGACGCCGGGCGTGTCCATGAGCGACACGCAGAAGTAATTATTCCAGTCCGGGTTGAGCGTGTGCAGGCACTCGCTGGCCGGGCGGGTGTTCCAGTAAGCTCGGTATTTGTCGTCCTGTCCCAGGACCGGGACTGAGCAAACCTCGACGCGGGACCAGAAGTTGGCGTTGACGAAGGGCGTGTTTTGGGGCATTGGGATAAACGCCGAAGGGCGCTCCTTTCTGTCGGGATCAGAAGGTTTCAGTGTCCCGCGCTACGTGCTGGTCGCGCGGGACACGCACCCTCCGACTCCCCGTGCCAGGGGTCAAGCCGGTAAAAGCGACAATGCGAAAATAACATCGTGCTTGCGCGGCGCGCGGTCAGATCCTAAGTTCGCTTCGCTTTCCGGGCGTATGCCTGGGGTTGCAGGACCGTATTTCCGCCGCGCAGGGGTGTGCGTCGGGACTTAACGCCCGGCGGTGTCAATCGCCGGGCGTTTCTGCGTCTACTCACGCCCGGCGGGAGGGGTGTGGGACCCCAGGGCGGATCATTCAGGGTGCGCGGTGTCGTCATCGTCCAGCCGGTTCTCGATGTTGGAGATGCGCCGGCCCAGTACCAGCGCGTCCTCGATCAGGAAACCCTTGGTGTTCTGGAAGTCGCGGGCCAGACCGTTGAGGCGCTCGATGAGGCGCTCATGCTGGTTGTTCATCATCGCGGTCTGGGTGGTCATCAACGCGGTAAGCGCGTCGAAGCGGCGGATCAGCTCGGCATCGTCCATGGTTCAGCCCTCCCGTTGCCCGACGCGGCGGAACACCCAGGCGAGCCGCCCGGTGAAGAACAGCCAGTACAATACCGCCGTGGCGAGCCAGCCGATCATCTCCTCGCGCGTTTTGACACGGTATTCCCCTTCCAGGCTGGTGAGGATGAACGCGATCAGCAGGGCGAGCACGGGCGCCACGATGACGGCGGCGATGGTTTTAAGAATGGTGTTACGCATGATCTGATACTCCGGGTTCACGCCGCGCGGTGGCTGGCGGGGTTGTTTCGCAGGGCCTCGATGCGGCGCGCGTTGTCGCGCACGCTATGGCCGGCGTTGTGGGTGTAGACCCGGTTCACCGTCATCGGGTTGTCGGCCAGGACATGCGCCACGTCCGATATCGTCCAGCCCGCCTTGATCCTTAACGTCGCGAACGTATGCCGGAACACATGCGGTGTCAGCCTGGGTAACTTCGCCTCGCGTTTGAACCGGTCGAAGCCGTCCATCAGGCGATGGCTCGGGAACAAGGCTCCCGTGGCTTTGCCCTGGTGCCTGGGGGCGCGGAACGCTTCCTGTTTGAGCACGCCGAGCAACCGTTCCGTGATGAAAACATCCCCGCAGCGGCGTTTGTTCTTTGGTTGATACGTTGGGTTCACGAAATCCATGAACTCGCTCCCCGGCGTGAGGTCGATCCGCTCCCAGACCAGTTCCAGGATCGCGTCCCGGCGCTGCCCGCTGTCCAGTGCCAGACATACGAACAGCCCGACGCGCCGGCTCACTTCGTCGTTTCGCGCCAGCCAGTCCGCCGCGAGGTCGAACACCCGGGCGTCTTCCTCGGCTGTCAGCGTGTAGTTCCGGGGCGCCGTCACCGGGGGCATCTGGTAGAAGGGCACGGCGTCGCGTGAGATGAGTTTGTTCCTGGCACCCCAGTTGAGCACGGTGAGCACCACGCTCAGGTGCCGCCGCGCGGTGCCCTGCGACCATCCCTGGGCGAGGATGTCCCGGTGCATGCCGGCCAGGACCTGCTCGGTCACGCGATCCGCCGGGTGATGCCCCAGGGTCTGGATGAGTTTACCCACGGTGTGGTCCTGGGCCTTCGTCAGGCGCTGGGTCCCGGTCGTCGCCACGTAGTCGCGCGCCAGCCGCTCGAACGTGATCGGCGCGCTCGCGCGGGTTTGCCTGGGCGTCAGCCGGTTTGCTTTCCAGACCGTGAAATTATCCTCGGCCTCGCCTCGGTCGGTGGTGTAGCAGGCTTGTTCGCTGGTGCGGTGATCGGCGGGACCGCCTTCGGCGCCGGGCACGATGTCGGTGTAGCGGATGACCCAGCGTCCCGTTGGTTTTTGCCAGAGATACGCGTTGCGAACCGTCCACGTGTCGGGGCTTTCGCCGGGGCGGCGGGGGCTGCGTGTCGGCTTGCTGATATGATGTGTTCTGATAGCCACGTTTCGACATCCTGTTCACGTATGAGCACCGGGCGTCCCGGCAGGTATGGCAGCGCGCCGGAGCGGCGCAGCGCCTGTATTTTGGAAATGCCGCAGCGTAATAACGCGGCGGCTTCGCGTTGCGTAAGCAGTTCGGTGGCCAACGGCGTCAGTCTTCCGGCATGTCGTCGTCGTCACCATCGCCGTTGCCGTTGCCGGGGATGTCGCCTTCCAGCGTCGGGTCCACCGCGCGGATCGCGTCCATCAGGCGCACCGCTGTCTCGGTATCGACCTCGACCGAGTAGCTGAACAGCACGCGGCCCCGTTTGTTCAGGCGGAACTGAAAGGCGGGCGTGTCGTGCCGTGGCCCCGGCGCCGCGTGGGCGGCGCGGTACACGGGCAGGCTCGTCACTCCGTTGGGCAGGACGCCCAGGGCATCGCGCTCCAGGTCCTTCGGGTCCAGGTCGAGGACCTCGGCCAGCCTGGCCAGCGTCTCGGGCCTTGGGTAGCTCGTGCCGGCGAGGTAGTGGGTCATGCGGTCCCGGTTGCGGGCCACGACACGGCCCCGCGCGTCGGTCTTGGAACCCCACACGGCGCGGGTCACGTCGGACCCCGACATGCGTTTCGCCGCCATGGCCTTGATCAGGTTGTCGCGGAACCTTTCCAGTTCCGGCAGCGGCGGCGTTTCGGGCGGGGGAGACGGTGGATTATGAAGACTGGTGGCGGCCATGGGGCGTGGTCCTTTCGGGGGAGCCGGAGCAGCGGGGTGGGTCACGGACATTGGACATGGCCCGAGTCGCGCTCGGCCCCTGTCGTTTTGTCCACGGGACAAAACAACATGGGCGTTGTGTTGTCAACGCCAAAACGCGGACAGGATACCCCGACCGGTCTGATTTTTGTTGGGTTGTTACGCCGAAACAGGGTGGACGGAGCGGTTGTGTTCCCCTACATGTATGTGTCTGTTAGGCGACATTATGCCGACACTGACCGGGGAAGTTGTTGAAATGCTTACTCTGGACGTGGCTTACGTGTTCGACGCCGTGGGCGGGCCAACCGCTTTGTTGGATTTGTTGCGCCGCAACGAACCAACCGAGGCGTTGTCTTATGCCCAGGTGCAGATGTGGAGACAACGTAAGACCGTGTCATCCGCGTGGGTTGTCCCGGTCATCCATGTGATGACCCAACAGGGTTTCGCGCTGGGCGAGTTGTTGGTGGACGAGGGGGACCCTTTCGGTGTCGTGGCGAACCCACCGTGGCGCGTGTCCGGCGTGGCGGCGGTCTGACCGGTGCGGGTGCTGGGCGTTGACCCTGGCCTGGACGGGGCTTTCGCGATGATCGAGAGCAGTCTGGACCTGCTTCAGGTCCGGGACATGCCGGTGGCGAAGTCGGGGACCGGGACACGGCGTGAGGTTGTCCCCGTGTTGTTGGCCGAACTGATCCGGGCATGGCGCCCCGACATGGCCTGGGTCGAGAAAGTCCACGCCATGCCCAAACAGGGTGTGTCCTCCATGTTCACGTTTGGTCAGGGGTACGGTGTTGTCCTGGGTGTGCTGGCGGCGCTGGACGTGCCCGTCCATCTGATCACACCCGGTACCTGGAAGCGTGGGTTGGGCCTGGACGCCGCCAAACACGGCGCGCGGGCCATGGCCATGCGGATGTTCCCGTGTGACGCGGCATTGTTTTCCAGGGTCCGCGACGATGGTCGGGCCGAGGCTGCTCTGATCGCGTATCGCGGACTCAAATGGAGTTCAGACCAACAAGTAGCTTGACAGGAAACACAACACTCGTAAGGTTGGGACACGACACCCGCTCGACACGCTCTTCCGGCTTCACCCTCCAGGATCGAGGTTTTCCATGCCGAAACAGGGACCTGCCCCGGCGCCTCGACCCTACCAGCTGGATGGTGTGAAGTTTGTCCTGGACGCGTTGTCCCCAAACACCGAACACAACACCCAGGTTGACACGCTCGCCCGAGCGGGACACCGCGCGGCGATGCTGGCCGACGATCCGGGGTTGGGTAAGAGTTTGATGGCGATCCTGGTGGCCAAGGCCCGGGACGCGAAGCGTGTCCTGATCATCGCGCCGGCCATAGGGCGCGTTTCATGGCCCCTGGAGATCAGGAAGTTCTGGCCCGAGATGGCGCACTTCACCCGGGTGCCGGGACACAACGCGTTTCCCGGTGGCCTGCTGGACGACCAGATCATACTTATCCTGAGTTATGACACGTTCAGCCACGGCGCGACCATGAAGCGTTGGGCGGGTCCCCTGCGGGAACGCCGCTGGGATCTTCTGGTCCTGGACGAGGCGCATTATCTTAAGGAGGGCTCATCCAATCGCACCCGGGCCATTTATGGTGATCGGTTCACCCATCGGGGCATCCAGTCCACGGCGGACCGGGTGTTGTTACTGACCGGCTCGCCGACGCCGAACCACGCCGGGGAGTTGTTCCCGCACTACCGAACCTTCTGGCCGGATCTGCTCACCCACGAGGGCAAGCCCCTGGGCCAGGCGGACTTCGAGGAACGATATACCCGGTATACAGACGGCACCTGGGGTCGGAGCATTCATGGGTCTCAGGGCCAGGACGTTTTACGCAAGGCGTTCGCGCCGGTCCTGTTACGCCGAAGACGGCGGGACGTACTCGAAGAGTTACCCCCGCTACAGGTCGAGGACGTGCCCCTGGTCATGTCCTCGACCGCCGGCCCGTCCTGGCATGTGTCCCAGCGGGACCAGATCGATCTTCTCATGCTGGTCCCGCTGGAAGCCCTGCCCGACACGCTGCGTTCCAGCGAGACCCATCTGGCGACGTTGCGGCGTTTACTGGGCGAGGCCAAAGCCGCTCCCGCCGCCGAGTGGGCCAGGGAAAAGTTATCCACGGGCGTTGATAAAATCCTGCTTTTCGCATGGCACACCAACGTGATCGAGACGCTGGCGGGTCTGTTGCTGGACTTCAATCCCGTCACCATAACGGGGGCCACGTCCACGGCGGATCGCGATGACGCCGTGCGTCGGTTCCAGGACAACCCCGAAACCCGCGTCTTCGTGGGACAGATCAAGGCGGCGGGGACCGCGATCACGCTGACGGCGGCATCCCACATCGGCATCGTCGAGCCCAGCTGGGTGCCCGGCGAGAACGACCAGGTCATCGCCCGCGCCTGGCGCATGGGCCAGGCCCGCCCGGTGATCGCCAGTTTCCTCTACGCGCCGGGCTCGCTGGATCAACGGATCATGCGGGCTTTCCGACGAAAAGCCAGTGAACTGCTGGAAATATACGAAACCGAGAAAACGGAGAGAGTTCATGTCTGACGGTATCACGGCGACGATTAGTCTGACCTTCGATCCGACACGCCCTGGGGAGGCCGGGCGCGTGCTGGACACGTTTTCATATCTCGCGACTGAACTGAGTAAGCGTGGCGTTTCCACCACCGTGCTGTCGCCCGAGCCGGGACCTGATCCCGGGGATGACCTGGAACTGGATGACGAGCCCGCTCCGGTGGCCCCGAAGCCATTGGCATCAACAACGCAGGCCCCGCCCAAACGTGTCCGGGACCGCACCGCCGAACGCCGTGCCGCCCGGGAGAAGGCCGAGGCTGACGCCAAAGCCGCCGGGACCACCAACGGCGCCGAGGTCGATGATCCGCTTCTGGGATCTGGCTCCGCTGGTCCTGGTACGGGCGATCCTTTTGGTGATGACACCGAAGACGCGCCCTTACCGTCCAAACCAGATCCCGAACCCGTGGAGCGTGTGCGCACGCCCAAGGAGTGCATGGACGGGAGTATTGTTTTGTTACGTCAATGTTTCGCCAACGGCGGTGCCGAGGCGGTGAAGGCGCTCCAGAAGACCTACAAGGTATCCAAGTTCATCGATCTGCCATTGGATGCCGCGCCGGGTCTGTGGAAGCAGTCCCTGGATCTGGCGCGGACCTTGCAAATCAAGATCCCGCCGGGGCTCTGAGCATGGACGCGCACATCATCGAGGACGAACCGCTGCCGGCGCACTCCGAACTGGGCGCGTCGGGCATGGACCGCTGGGCGCATTGTCCCGGTAGCTTCAACCTCTCCCGGCGGGAACGCCACAAGGCGCCCACCATTCATGCCGCCACGGGGACCGTCGCGCATACACTGCTCGAACAGGCCGTCACCGAAATGGGCAACGTGGGTGATCCGTTCAGCGAACTGCGCCGCAACGAGGGCATCGTGGTTTCGGTCGATGGCTACGATATCACCGTGGACGAGGACCTGACGGGTGGTGTGCGGGTGATGCTGGAGTATGTCCTGCGCCGTCAGGCTGAACTCAAGGTCTCGCCCCGGGTTGAGAAGACCGTGTTCCTGGACAGTTACTTTGGCGCGGCACCGCCGCCCGTGACGATGTTCGGGCGTTGTGATGTCCAGTTCCACACCGAGGACTTCGTGGAGATCGTTGACTACAAAAATGGTTCCGGCGTTTTGGTCAATGTCACCGATAACATGCAACTCATGTATTACGGGGCGGGCGTGCTGGCCGAACTGGCCGAGCAAGGGATGTGGCCCTCGCGCATCAAACTCACCGTCGTGCAGCCGAACGTGCGGGACCCGGAAAAGATCAGGTCGCAGGACCTGACGACCCTGGACGTGGCGATGTGGGTGGCCGAAGTATTAATCCCGGCGGTGCGCGCCTGCGAGGACCCCGCCGCGCCCTATGTGACGGGCGCCTGGTGCCGGTTCTGTCCCGTGGCGCACGCCTGTCCCGCGTTGCTCGACGCCGCCCGCGAAGCCGCGCGGACCCAGTTCGACGACACCAGTGAGGCCGACGTGGTCTCGGAGCGTTTATCCCTGGCCGAGAAAGTCACGCTCTGGGCCGAGGCGATGAAAGGGTTTGGCCTGCTGCGTATCAAGGAGGGCCTGCGGGTGCCGGGCTGGGCCGAGGTACCGACGCGTCCCACCCGGCGGTGGAGTGATACGTCGGCCATCGAAACGCTCCTGGCCGGTTTCGATATCTGGGAGCGAAAACTGCGCAGCCCCGCGCAGGTGGAGAAGCTCGTGGGTAAATCGTCCGATGCGTGGCGGCTGGCGACGCCCTATGTCGAGAGCAAATCCTCCGGGACCAAACTGGCCCGCACCGCCCCCGGAGGTCTGGACTTCGAGGAGGTCGGACATGTTGAGTGAGGAACTGAGCAACCTCACGATCTGGCTGTGTGGACGGCGGAAGTACCGTGAGCGCCTTCATCTGCCGGTTGACGCGTGGGGCACCGACACCGTGATCGACATGCTGGATGAACTGATCGCGGAAGCTATCCGACTCGAAGCGCATACACGGTTGAAACATGAAGTCGCTGAACGCGTGAGCATCGAGGGCATCCGCTGAGCGACGAGTAACCATCTTCTCCGCTTCTCCGTTTCCCCCGGCTTCTCCGATCTGGAACCCTGAATGGAGTGACCACCATGGCTGTACGCACGCCCATCGCCTTGCTTTCGTATCCGCATCTTTTCGTGGCTCGCCCGGCGGCGCCGGGCGCCGATCCACGCTTCAGCTGCGCGCTCTTGTTTGATCAGGCGGCGCAGAAGGACCCCGCGTTTCTCGAACTCAGGAAGGCCGTGGGTGCCGCCATCGACGACATGTGGGGCGCCGGCAAGTCCCGGGACAAGGACTTCGTGGCGTCCATACGTTCACCCTTCCGCCGCACCCAGGCCAAGAAAACCAAGGGCTACGAGGAAATGGTCGGGGGCATATACATTCAGCCCTGGAGCAAGGATCGCCCCGGCGTGGTGGACGCCCGGCTCCAGGACATCACGGTCCCGGGCGACGTGTGGCCGGGGCAGATGGCCCGCGCCACGGTCCGGCCCTTCGCGTACGACGTGTCCGGCAACAAGGGCGTGAACTTCAACCTCAACAACGTGCAGATTTGCAGAGTTGACGGTCCCCGCCTGGATGACCGCAAGAAAGCGAAGGACGAGTTCGACCCGTACGGCGCGGGCGAGGGCGGCTACGACGAGGACGATGAAGACGAGGCGCCGTTCTGATGCACGAGATCCTCATGGGCGTCGTCGCCCTGGTGATACTGGCCATGACATTGCTCTGGCTGGGGCTCACGGTATGAGTATGAACCCGATCATCATCACCGATCTGCCCAGGCTGGCCCGCGCCATCGATGACCTGCTGGTGGCGCACCACGGGCTGCGGGCGTCGCTCCGGGAGGGTGCCCCTCCCTGGGACACGTCCTTACCCGACGCCATGAAGATCCTGGGTCAGGGACCTGTATTTCACTTATGGAACGAGTGCCGACTGGTCGAGCAGCTGCGTGCCGCCTGGACCGGTGAGCCGTCCATCCCGCCGCGTACCGTGGAACCGCCGGCATGAAACAGCTTGACCCTGATGCGCCAATTAGCTGGCGTGACACCAACGGAATGCTTAACCCCATTGGGACGCTGACCACGCGGACCCGTAATACGTTGTCGCATCTCGAATACTATGCGGATTGGGACCCCCCGAACCCAAAAACCGCCCGGACCTGGCGAGAGATCACGGCATGGTCCTCCGCTGAGTTGTTGCGGATACCTAACTTCGGTAAGGTCTCACTCGTGGAACTGAAAACTTTCCTGACCGAGCATGGGCTCGCGCTGGTGGGGGACCTCGACAAAGATTACCTGGAGAAAGAAGCGGTTCAGCTTGATCATATCACGCGGAGACTGAGGTCCGCCGAGAGTGGGGTACCAGGCTCGCCACGCATGAACGAAATCAACTCGATCATCGATACCCTTTCAGACACCGCGCGGCGATTACGAAGTCTGGACTGAGTCATGTCCGGGACCCGAGTGGTTATTGACCTGGAAACCGCGTCCGAGACCGATCTACGGGTCGTGGGCGTGCATCGGTATGCGAGCGACCCGAGCACCCGGGTCACCGTGCTTTGTTACGCCCTTGACCAGGGACCGATACAGACCTGGACCGGCGGTTCCTGTCCCGACGATCTGCGCGCGGCGATTGTCTCCATGTGCGCGGTAGTCGCGCATAATTACTTGTTCGAACTGAATATCTGGGCGGCGAAACTGGTCCCGCTGGGGTTCCCGCCGATCTATCTCCAGCAATGGTCCTGCACCATGGCCCGCGCTTTGGTCGCCGGCCTGCCCGCTTCCCTCGAACTGGCAGGCCACGCGCTGGGGCTGAGCATCCAGAAAGACAGTTCCGCCCGGGATATGATGTTGCGCTTCGCGAGGCCCCGGAGCCTGCATCCCTTGACGTGGTGGCACGAGACCGACCCGACGCGGTTCGCGGCCCTGGTGTCGTACTGCGCCCAGGACGTGGCGGCGGAACGCGAGCTTGACCGGGCGGTCCCGGAGTTGAGCCCCCGCGAGTACGAGATCTTCATCGCCGATCACCACATCAATCAACGCGGCGTACGGGTGGATCTCCCCCTGGTGGAGCGCATGCGCACCCTGTCCGGCGCCGAGAAGCTGCGCATCAACGCGCGCCTGAACCGGCTCACCAATGGCCGGATCACGTCCGGCGCTCAGGTGGGCAAACTCGTGGCGTGGCTGGAAGAGAACCAGATCGCCGTGCCCATGCTGGACCCGGGCCATGGCAAGCCCCCGAGACCCACCCTGGGGCGCGAGGCGGTCGAAGCCATGCTGACCCGTCCCGGGCTCCCCCGCCACGTCCAGGCCGTCCTGCGCTGCCGCCAGGACGTGTCTCGCAGCAGCACCGCCAAGCTCGTCACCATCGCCAACCGGGTCTCGGCTGACGACCGGGTCCGGGGCGGGTTCCAGTATTACGGTGCGAACAGGACGGGCCGCTGGGCGGGCCGGGGCGTGCAATGGCAGAACTTCCCGAGGGGTACGATCAAGGACGTGCATGGCGCGGTGGACGTGGTCAACGCCGGGGCCGGGGTCGAGGATCTGGATTTACTGTTCGAGGACTCACCCATGGGCTGTCTCGCCTCGATGCTCAGATCCGTCATCGAGGCGGCGCCAGGGCATATGCTGGTATCTTGTGATTTATCCCAGATCGAGGCCCGGGTACTGGTCTGGCTGGCCGGGCAGGATGACGTGGTCGAGTTGTTCCGCCGGGACGAGGATGTCTACACCTACACGGCGAAGTCGCTGGGCTCCGACAACCGCCAGTTTGGCAAGGTCCTGGTCCTGGCGACGGGGTTCGGCATGGGACCGAGGCGGTTCCGCGACACCGCGCGGGGCTTCGGCGTGAGCCTCACCGAGGGCGAGGCCGAGGACGCCGTCGCCGGCTGGCGCGGTCTGAACCATCGCGTGGTGCGACTGTGGTGGGAAGCGCACAAGATCGCGTTGGCCGTGGCTTCGGGTCCGGTGGGATCAGCCGTGACTTTCCGGGGCATGACTTTCAGCCATCGGTCCCAGAGCCTGGATATCACCCTGCCGAGCGGACGGGCTTTGGTCTACCGCGAGCCCCAGGTCCGCCGGCACCCCGAGCACGGTCACCTGGAGTTCGTCTACCGGGGCGTCGAACAGGGGCGCTGGGCCTGGGTGCGGTCCTGGCCCGGCAAGCTCGTGGAAAATCTGGTCCAGGCCATCGCCCGCGACGTGATGTGCGAGGCGATCATCCGGGTGCATCGCGCCGGGCCTCCCCTGATCGCGACGGTGCATGACGAACTCATAGCCGAGGTCCCCGAGGATCGCGCCGAGGACGCCAAAGCGTGGCTGTCACGAGCGATGAACCGGTGCCCTTCCTGGGCGCCGGGACTGCCCGTCGCCGCCGCCGCGACCATTGGCCGGCGCTACCGGAAAGACGCCTGAAACCCAACAATATTTTTCAGCACTGACTTCGGCACTCGGCCCGGCGAGGCCCGTGGCCATTGGATTTTCGCGATACAAACTTAAATTTAGTGCCGAAATCCGGCACAAAACACCACCTGATACACCCCCTTGACCATAGCTACACGCTTTACGCAACACACCGAAAAGGCCAGGATACATCAGGGATTTCCAGGAAAACCAACAAACCAACATGTTGGCTTTGTTGCTTAGTCGCAAATCTTTGCATTCTGTCACGATAACCAACATTATGGCCGTAAGCTGTTGAACCATATGGTGTTTTGTGACGACACCCCACGGTGTTTTGTGCCGGATTTTGGCACTGTGACACATACGTAACGCATTACCGTTGATAAGACACGGTTTTATCGTTACGATCTGTTTTTCGAGAACGCAACACCCGACAGCGGTTCAGCGCGCTTTCTCCGGTGGAACGCCCTGGGTCTTGTACTCGTGCGCCTGTTTGAGAATGGCGCCGAACGCCGTGACGGCGCTCACCCCCACGGCGGCGGCGGTGCCCCATGGCGGCATCACCCTGAGCAAGGGCACCGCGACATCATCGAGCGCCCCGGCGGCGATGCTGGTCATGCCGCCGCTCGCGCTGGCCCCCGTGCCGGCTTTGTCGGTACGCGGTCCGGGTAACTGGATCGCCCCGGCGCCGGACCGGGCCGGGTGTACTGATGTCGGATGGCCTGACGGCAACTGGATCGCTCCCGCCCTCGGCCCGGCGGCGGGCTTATCGGGCAGAGCGGTGCCCCGCTCGCCGGCCAGCATCGTGGTGGCGCCCCGTGTGACGGTGGAAGACGTGCCGACAACCGACGCGGCGGTGATCAGCGCCGCCAGCGGACCGCCCTCCGGGACGTGCTGCGCCAACCATGTGAGGCTCGCCAGCATGCCGGGCTTGGCGATCATCTGGATCAGCGCGTAGAGCCCGTTATAGACATCGGTGTTGGTGCCGGGGGTCTTGCCGAACACGGCGGCGAACATCTTGGCGATGTCGGAGAGCCCACGCGTGATCGCCGCCGGGTAGGCGCCCTGGGTGAACGAGGCGACATCGGCGCGGTAGCGCAGTCCGACCAGACCCTGGAGGATGATATCGGGGGGACCGGCGATGCCCGACTGGGAGATCGCGCCGCTGATCAGCCAGGGGAGCAGGTCGCCGGCCTCGGCATGCTTTTGCCAGACCTGATGGCTCAGGAAGAAGGTCCGCACCGAGTAGAGCAGCGCGGTCCCGGCCAGGAACACCGCCATGCCGGTCAGCGCCCCGGTCCAGGACGCGAACCGCGCCGCCTCGGCTTGCATGTTCGGGAACCTGTCTCCTGCTTCGGTGGACCGGTCGAACTGGCGCTGGCGGGCGTGCCCGGCCTTTTCGAGCCAGGGGATCATGGTGTGGCGGAAGAACGTGTAGATGAACGAGGTCAGCCCGAACATCATGCGCAGGACCGGGTTTTTCATGCCGCCCACGGGTTTCTCGGCGGGTGACGGGTCCTGGTTGAAGCGATCCAGCATCCGGTTGGCGGCGAACTCGTAGAGTTCGCCCACGCGACCGGCGGCGGCGATCTGGGCTGGTGTTGGCGGTCCCCCGGCCTGGTCCAGGAAATCCCGTAGCTCGGCCATGCGCCTGTCCGGGACACCCCACTCCCGGAGCATGCGTTGAGCGTCGTCCTGGCGGTTCAGTTCGTAGTCGCCCTTGGCCGGTTCGGTCGCGTATTTCAGCAGCAAGGGCATCAGGTGACGGGACCCGGCGTCCAGCCCCGCCGCGCGCAGGTGCCGGATCATCTTGCCCATGGCCAGTTCCATGAAACCGTTCACCAGGCTGGCGATGCGCGGGGTTCCCGAGTAGTCCTGAAACCGGTTGGCGGCGGCGCTGCTCTGCATGCTGTCGATGACGCCGCCGATATAGCGCACCGCCGCCATCCGCTCGGCGCCCTTGGCGGTGCGCAGGATCTGCCCGACCAGGTTGGTGTAGGTGCGGACCAGTTGCCGCATGTTGCCGCCGTTGATCAACGTCGCGGCGGGCTCGCCCAGCGCGGTGATCGACGCCCCGGGCAGCAGCATCATGGTGCCCAGCGCCGCGACCGTGTTGGTGATCGTGTTGGTGGCGTTGTCCACGTCGCGCAGCGCCCGCCCGGTGAGCAGTTCCACCGCCCGGCTGATCTCGTCGGTGATGGTGCGGTGCGCGCCCGCGTCCACCATGTGCTGGATCAGCTTCTCGATTTCCCCACCGGTTTCACCGAATATCTCGTGGTAGGCGACCTTCTGACTCATGCCGTGAATGTAGTTGAGCAAACCCTCCCTCGGCTTCTGGATCATCCAGTTCCGCAGGATGCGATCCGCTTCCGGCGGCAGGGTCCGGCCCTTCAGGAACTGCGACTTCGGGCCGAAGGTCTCCCAGTTCGATATGTCGCCTTTGGCGATCCGATCGAAACGGTTCTTCGCTTCGATGGGCGCGTAATGGTCCCGGACCCGATTACGGAACGCACCGAAAATCTGTTGGTTTTCATCGATGAGGGTCAGCCGGTCGGCGTTGAGTTTCACCGGATCGTGCGTGGTGGGGTTGACCCCGGGACCGCCGGGACCCGCCGCCAGTTCGGCTTCGATGTTCTTGATGCGTGTCAGGTTTTTACCCAGTGTCTCCATCGCGTCGCGGATTTTCGGGTCCAGCATGGGATCGTCGCGCACCGCCTCGCCCACGCCGCGCCACCACTGGTGCAACCGGGCTGGCTGCTCCGCGTCCGGGACCGCGTCGATATCGTTGTTGAAGATGATCTTCACGACCTCGGTCATGTCGCGGCGATACTCGCCCTCGTGACCCAGGATCTTGTGATCGTCATAGGTGCGCGGCGCGTAGCCGCCGCCCTCCGACGCGTGACCCACTTTCAGCCCGGCGTCGTCCGCCATCTTGTGCATGGCGTCCAGGATGGGCCGGGCTTTTTCCGCGAAGTCGAGGATCTTGCCGGGGATCGGCACCCGGGGACCGTTCGGGTCCAGGTGGTTCGTGGGATACGTGTGCTCACCCGTGGTCAGGGTGTGCCAGATCATTTCGTCGTCGGCTTTACTTGTGTATATTCTCCCCACTCTGTTGACCAGGCCGCTGTCGCGGAACGCATCGCTCAGTTCGGCGGATTTCTTGCGCGAAGGATGCCGGTAGCGTTCCTCGAACGTCATGGGCTGCAAGCGGCCCTCGTGGGAGACCCCGACCCGATCCAGGATCTGGGTCAGGTAGGGCCGCGCGCCCGGGGGAAGTTGCTTCCGCCAGCGTTCCAGGTTGCCCATCACCGAGAGGAACCAGCCTCCCGCCGCGTCGCCCATGCGTTCGCCCGCGTTCTTGGGCCGGGCCACGCCGGTCCTGGTGTTCCAGGTGGGCGGCGGCGGTTCGCGGTCTTTTGGGAACACGATCTGGTCGTGATCGCTGTTCAGCAGCCGGTCCGGGCGCAACGCCGCCATGTCGGCGCGCAGCGCGGCCATGAAGCCGGGACCGATATCCGGGGGGCGGTCATGCCACATCGCCAGGGTGCGCGCCGTGGACGCTCTCTGGGCCGGCGCGTGGCCATGGTTGAGCACCGCCGCGCGTTGCATCTCGTAGACCAGGTTATCCATGGCGGCGAACTGCCGCAGCCGGTCGCCTGGGTCGGGGTAAGCCTCGCGCAGGTAGCGGATCGTTTCGTCCTGGTACGCCTGATCGGATTTCGCCACGCCCGCCGTGTCCGGGACGCCGGCCTGAACCATCTTGTACGCGGTGTACGCCTCGGCCATGCGGGCGAACAGTTCCTCCACGCTGGCGTGGTAGCGCGGTTGTGGCAGTCCTTTCGCCTGCTTCACGAAGTCGCTGTCCGGGATACGCAGGCCACCCGTGGCGGCGGCGTTGAGCCGGTCCAGCATGGCACGCGCGTCCACCGCCCGCTTCGTGGGCTGGCCGGCCTTGTTCACCTGTTTGGCGGTCTGTTCCAGTATGAGCCGGCGTAACAAAATCTCGCCCGATCCATGGCTCATGGTGTTCAGCACATGCGCGAACGCCGCCTGCACCGGGTCCTGGGCGGGGTCCAGTTCGCCGGCTCGGGCGGACCGTGTGAAAAGCGCCTGCTTGTTGGGGTTCTTGTTCAGTACGTCGCTGAGATAATTATCGATCCCGTGCCATAACTCGTGCGCGAAACTGTTCGACCCGCCGGAAATCTGGATGGTTTTGGTGTTACCGCCCCACTGGTAGCGTCCCATCCAGTGCCCGCCATCGAACTGGCGCGGCACGAGGTCCAGGTTGACCAGTCTGTCCAGCGACATCACCTCGGGCGCCCAGCCCAGCGCGTGCGCCATGTTCTGCATGTTCTGGTGCATGTTCAGGAGTTGGTCGCGCACGATCCGGGGTTCGGCCCCGGGTCGTACCGTTACGTCGGTGAAACCGTATTTATCCTTGACCGCTTTACTGAGCAGGGCGATTTGCTCCGGCATGGGCTTGTTGGCGGCGGTCCTGGGGTCCTCGCCGGTCCCGGCCAGCGCGTCGTGGAACGCCTGCCGGTGCATGCTCACATCGCGTGAGTAATTATAATCCTCCAGGGTGGGCGCGCGGCCCGGTTCGGGTACGGGTTCGGGCGCCACGCGGGGGGCGGCGCCGACGCGTTTGGGTAGCGGGTCGGGTGTTCCCGGCGCTTTCGGGGTTCGGGTCTGGCCCCCGAAACCGCGTTTCGCCAGGGTATCCTCGGCGGTGCCCGTGCCTCGGTAGTCCACCGCCTGGGGGTCGCGAAACACGTTGCGCAGTAACTTTATGCCTCGGCCCTGACTGTCCACGTCCAGGTGAGTGCTGTCGTCCCAGTGAACGATGACACCGTCGTGGCCCTTGGCCTCGACGAGGTCTCGCATGGCCTGGGTGTTTCGGGTGATGACCTCCTTGCTCAGTCCGAACGGGTTGGGGAACGCCCAGCCGGCTTCCTTGGTCAGGGCTTTCCACTGTTCGTCGGATCTGATTATGAGCGGGTTACGCAGATCGTTGGGCGTGATCTCGATGTTGGGGCCATACTTTTTGGCGCGTTCCTCGGTGAACGCGTGATAGCGCCCCGGTCCCAGGATCGGGATCGGCGTGCCCCCGGCGGGATTGTAGACGCCTGTTTGGTCCTCGCGCCCGGAGCCACGATAGAGCGTGTCAGGGATGTCCCGGTTCTTCGCGCGCCACGCTGGCGGCGGTTCACTGGAGGGCGGGGGCTCGGCGAGTGGACCGCCGGGGGCGACGGGGTTCTTGTTGGGGTCCCACCCAGGCCCACCTTTGACGACACGGGGGGCCGTGGGTGTGGGTTCTTCCAGGCTTTTGACGTAGCGTTCCGCCCGGTCGCGCCACGTTTCGCCCGCTTTGAGGGGCTCCTTGGTGCCGGTGGAAAGCATGTCGCGATAGGCTTCGTCGGGTGCGTTGAACCGGGTTAACGCGTCGAAGGTTTCCCTCGGTGTGCTCCCCCGGATCGATGGCTCGGTCGGTTCCGCCGGGGGTGCCGGCTCCGCTGGCCGTGGTCCCGGGACAGGTTCAACTGGTCCCGGGACAGGCAGTTCGGTTCCAGGCTCTATGCGAGAGGTTTGAGGCTCTGAGGCAGGAGCAGCTGGCTCGGGTCGAACCACGCCGGGAGCGATGCCCGGCTCAACTGGTTGTTGCCCGCCGGGTTGGGTTTCATCCACGGGAACAGTTCCAGCTGGACCGGCGGTCGGCTCCAAACCAGGACGGGCGGTTTCACCGGGGGCGGGTTGGATCGTCTGGTCGGGGGGCGGTTCGGGAACAGCAGGGGCAGCGAGAGTGACGGGCTCGACGGGTTCACCTGGGCGGGGCTGGACTGTGCTAACATCAGGTTCTGTCCTGGCTGGAGGTTGAAGTGGGATGGGTGGTTGCTCTGTCGCTGGTCCTGTCGGTGGCGTCGCTGGTTCTGTCGGTGGCGGCATGGTTGGTGGCACACCGCCGCTGACAGGCGTGACGACGGGGGGCGCCGTCTCGGTGGGCGCGGTGAACAGTTCGCGCCCGTAGGACCCTGGCGGGGGCGGCTCGGGCGCGGGCGCGACGCCAGGAGTACTGGTCAGCAAGCCTTGCCCGGGCGGTGTCTCGGGAACACCCACGTCCAGGATCGGCCTGCCATCGGGCATGAACCGCCGGGCCAGCGCGGGACCGCCGTGCATGCCGGCGGTGAACATGCCGCCCATGACGATATCGGAGAGCAACCCCGACGCCATTTCCTCGGCGCTCGGCGCCGGCTGACCGGTGATCGCCGGGTTGATCAGGCCGCGCTCGGTGGCGCCGATGGCGGGACCCGTCACCGTCGTATGCAACAGCAGGTTACCGACCCAACTCCTGAACGGCGCCCAGGCGAACAGCGGCGCCGTGGCACCTGTCAGTACGCCGCTCGCCGCCGCCAGTTTGTAGGCTTCGTTCACCGCGTCGTCATGGCTCAGACCGCGTCTGCGGGCGTCCTGGTAGGACGGGATCAAAGACTGCGCGAAGCCCAGCGCGCCACCCCCGGCGATGCCCCCGGCGATGCCGCCCGCGACACCGCCCGCCGGTCCTCCGACGGCGGTGCCCCCGGCGGCGCCACCCGCCGCGCCCACGGCGATACCGGACGCGGTGACCGCCCCGGGAGCCAGCGCGTAGGCCGCTTTACCCAGCAACGTGCGCTCCACGGGCGGTGGAATGTTCTCGTCGGAAAACGCCTCGCCCCGGGCAAGCTGGCGTCCTTGCGACATGGTATCCACGATGCCTTCGACCAGGCTGACGCCGAACCCGTGCGGCCCCGTGGACGGCGGCGCGTCCAGTGGGTTGGTATCATCCGGCGTCCCGGTCTCACCCAGCATCCAGGGTCCCGGGGGCGCGGCTGGCCCCGCTGGCGTGGTTATCGCCGGGGACGGCGTGGCCTGGGCCGGCGGCGTGGGTACGAGGTCCCGGAGATCAGGCATCACCTCGGTGCGCGCCTGGGGCGGTGCTGGTGTCGGCACGAGGTCCTGGAGGTTCGGCATTGCCTCGGATCGCGCCGGGTCCTCGGATCGCGTGGGGACGAGGTCACGAAGATCAGGCATCCCATCGGGCGGCATCTAGCTGGACCGCGCCATGGACTGTCGGACGTAATCCAGCATCGACAGGGGTGCGACTGGCGTTGCTGGGGCGGGCGTCGGGGCCGGCGCGGGCGGCAGGTCCAGGATCACGTTCGGGTCCCCTCGCTGGAAATAGTTCTGTAGCCCGGCGGGACCGTGCATCTGGAGGTTGGTGGGTCCAGGGGCGAACCGCCACGCGCCATTTGGCGCCTGGGACCACGCGCCGCCCAGGTGCCCATCGGCGCCGTGATACTGGCTCTGATCCGAAAAGCTCGGATGGTTGGGTTTCTTGTAAGTATCGGGATAGTGACCGTTGCCGGCTCGACCAGCGCCACCAAGAAAAGCGCCGCGCATGTCATAGTCGGTGTCCCGGGACATGTCACGTCCCGCCGCCTGGGACTGCTGCGCCAGCCACTGCTGATACTGGGCTTCGCCCTCTGGTGTAAGCGGTGTGTTGTACTGATCCGTCATGTCGAGCGGATCGGTTTGATTGCCTGACATTCACACCACTCCCCGGCCTCGCCGCGCCGCCTGCATGAACGCATCCGCCAGTGACGTGGGCGCCCCCAGCGGGTTGGACTCTGGTGGCGGCGGCGACATCGGAAGGGGAGGACCGTCCGGTGCCACCGCCGCCGTCAACGGCCCTGGGGGCGGGCCAGGGGGCGTTGAGTCCTGCATGGGCGCGGGGGGACCGCCGCCGCTCCCGCCCATGATGTGCGCGACGTATCTCTGGGTCTCGGCGGGCATGCTGGCGATACCCTTGGACGCCACGTTACCGGGACCCCAGTTGTACGCGGCCAGCGCGTGCGTGTAGTCGCCGCCGAACCGGTTCAGGTTCTCCCGCATGTACCGCGCGGCGGCGGGGATCGCCTGCGAGGGGTCCATGGGGTCGATCCCCAGTCCCCGCGCCGTGGCCGGCATGAACTGCGCGATGCCCGACGCGCCGGACGGGTTGCGCGCGTTCGGGTTGAGCCCGCTTTCCGCCACCAACTGGCGACGAAACATGTCGTGATCCAGGTTGTACCGCTCGGCGGCGGCGCGGATCAGGCTGTCTATGTCGCCGGCCATCAGGGTGGCGCCGCGTAAAGCTGACCGTCCTGGACGATGTATTTTTTACCCGTGGACTTCGCCGTGAACGGCCCGTCCGGCAGGCTACCCGCTGATCCCAGGGGCGTGCCCAGGCCGGTCCCGGACGCGGGTGGCGTGGCCTGGGGCCTCGGCGCCCCGGTGTCGGTCAGGCTGGGGTTCCCCACCGAACCCTCGAACATCGAGTAGTCGAAGCCTCCCTGCTTGTCCCGGGGCAGTTTCTTCGCATCGCCGATGTAGATCCGTTGCTCGTCCGTCTTGCCGCCCGTGATGTTCGGAAACTCGCCCTGGTACCCCGGCACGGCCCAGGGTTGTATCCCCACCGTCCGATCCTTGGTCGCGTCCTTGGGGATCATCCCGCTGGCCCGCATCAGTTCCCAGGCCACGGGACCGGCGGCGGCTGGGTTATTTTTGTAAGCACCGTTCGTCAGGATACGCTTCAACCCGTTGAAGTACGCCAGTTGATCCGGCTGTGGCGCGGCGGGGAGCGACGATGTGCGCGGGTTCGCGCCGCTCGGCGGGGGATACAGGTTGGCGAAGTACGCCAGGTCCGCCTTGTCCATGTCCTCCTGTTGCTGCGGCGTGATGACCTGCTTGGGTATCTGCGCGTTCTGGGTCTGCTGCATCGCGCGGATGATGCTCTGACCTTTCGCGAGATCGCCTTTGCGCAACGCGTCCATCAGCAAAGCGGTGGCCTGCGCGCTGCCCTGGTCGGTGGTGGCGGGCAGCGGTGTCACGCCGGGTTGGTTCAGCGTCTCGGCGGCGGTCACGTTCATCGGACCAGCCGGTCCCACCGTTCCCGTGACGGCGGTGTCCGAACTCTGCGCGGGACGCCACGCCCCGGGATTGGCCCGCACATCGGCGGGCAGCATCAACCGGGCCGGACCACCGCCAACAGGCACCACCATGACCGGAGTGCTTTCACTGGGGGGTGTGACACCGGGTTGCGTCAGATCCCGGGTTTGTTTGTAAGCGGGTTGCCCGTTCACCGTGACGGGCTCGGGCTTGTCGCCCGCCTGAAGCCGGGCGCTGTCATAGCCCCGGTAAAGACCAGGATGCGCGATCACCTCCGCCAGGGGAACATTCATGTCCGCGCCATCGCTGACCCGGATGACATGCTGCGGCTCCATCCCCTTGCGCTGGGTCGCGCCCGCCTCGGTTATACCCGTGGTGGTGATCCGGGTTCGGGAGTCCACGTCCGCCGCGTAGGCGCCGGGGGCGCCCATACTCGCCATCATGGCATTGCCAGTGGCCCGGTCGATGCGTCCGCTCGCCACCATGCCGTTGATGATGGCCCCCGCCATGTGCGCGATCTGCTCAGGCTGCGCGCCGCCCTGAATGGCGTGGGTGATGATCCGTGACAGGTCAAGGGGTGGTGCCGGCGAACCATTGGTTTGCGCCGGGGGCGCTTGTTTCACCCCGCCGCCGGGGGGTTGAAGGGCGCTCTGGTTGCCGCCCGTGACCGGAGGACCCGACACGGGTGGCGCCGCCGGGGCGGCTCCTGGGACCGGGACAGGTCCCGGGACCGGGACCGATGCCATGGGTGGCGGCGCGCCGGGTTGTGGTGGGCCAAACACACCCGCCAGATCCGCGTCCAGCCCCTCCATCTTGCCTTGCTGGTAGCGTAGTTTCTGGGCATCAAGCAGCGTCTTCGCCGTCTCGGCGCCGTAATATCCCGCCTGCGCCTGCTTCGAGGGATCGGGAAACAGGCTTCCGGCGAGGCTGTTCAGGCCCTGGTCCCATCCCGTATTACCGGTGGCGAAAACTGGCATGGCTTAATTGAACCCCCCGGTTCCGTCGCCAATGATTTTTGGCGCGGTTGTCGCCGCCGGCAAACCCGACGCACCCGGCAATATCGCCGGGCCGTAGCGCCCGGCGCCGTAGAGCCCCAGTTGGCCGATCCCGGAGTACAGCCCGGCCACCTGTTGCTGCCATTGGGCGTCCGCTTTGGCCTGCGCGGCGGCGTTGGCGGCCTGGGTGTCGGCGTCGGACTGTCTCAGGTTGGCGCTGCCCGTCGTGTTGCCGTACTGGAGCCCGGCGTACTGGTTCTCACCCGCCGCGCGTTGCTGGATCAACTGATCCACCGCGCCGCCGTAGTCGGTGGCGTTGCGGTAAGCGATCTGCGAGGGCAGCAGTCTGATGTTGGAGCCGCCGGCCAGGAGCTTTTCCGCCGCCTGCGTCGGCATGATGGCGGTCTGGTTCTCGGTAACCGCCTGGCCGGTGTCGTGCAACGGCTGACCGTAGGACGCGACCCTGGCGATGTCGGAGCCAT